GCTAAGCACGCGCGCCATTTTAGCGGCCTTGGACGGGAGCCTTGGCCCACGCTTTCTCTGCGATAGGATCAACCTCGAAAACTGCCGTCACGCCCTCAAGCGAGAGTTTCGGTGCGGTTGCGCTGATCTTGCAATCTTTGGTTGGCCCCTTCTCGGCGAGGCCGAACACGCCACCGACATCGCTCGACCAGTAGAGGCACATACGGGCCGTTGTCAGAACGATCGGGCGAGCGTGGGCGTTCGTGGTATAGCCGAACACAACGCCGCGCTTGTCTGTGCAGACGACGACTGGCGTGACCTCACCATCATCTGGCGCGATGGGAGCGGAAAACGCAATAGGTGCGAGCAACGTGGCCAGCTCTTTCGCCTGTCCGATAGTGAGAGAATTGATGTCAATCATTTATGCCTCCTTGTGAAATTATGGGGTGCGGCCAGCAGTTGGTGGGGACGACTACTGGCCGATCACGCATGATTGCGCCGGATGTCGTCTCGTGCGCTTCCAAGGCCGCGTGCTGCCGTCCGGCTGGACCCGTACCAATCCCTGAGAAGTCAAAATCAGATCGCCGGGCTGCTTAGCCGTGGGCTCGATGGGTTGGGGCACGGTCATCCCTCCATCACCCGCATGAGCGCGTCCCATTCCAGCCCGAACGTCGCCTTGACGCGGGCCTGCAATTCAGCACGGCAGGCCTTGGCGCGGTCGCTATGCTCCTCAGCCTCGTCCCATTCGGGATCGGATGCGCTCCCGGCCGTCAGTTCGCCATAGCGCTTGTCCGCCCACGAGATGGCCCGATACAGGTCGGCGTTGTTCAGATCCGGCGCGTCGATGTCGTGGATGGTCTCGGCGGTGAAGTTGGTGCAGTAGTGACCTACGCGACCATGGAATTGCTTTTGACTCCCGCACCTGCTGCAGCGGGCCAGCGGACTGTTGGCGCCATAGATGGTCGCAAACATCACGCTTTCTCCTTTGCTGCCCGGCGCTTAGCGTTGGCGTTTGCCAGATTGGCGAGGCGCTGATTCTTGATGGTGTCCAGTTCAATCTGGAGCGCCTTGGCGAGCTGCTGAGAATCGAAAGCGGCCGAACCGAGTGCGCGGTGAGCATTGCGCAATTTCTCCAGTTCAGTCGAAACCTTATCGAGTTTTTCAGCCAGCCCCTTTGATACCGAAGAGGCATAATCAGCATGGGCGCGCGCCACATCGTAGCGTTTCTTGGTGACGAACATTATAGTTTCACTCCTGCCAGTTTTTCGTTGAGGGCGCTGACGCCCGGCATATCGTCCTTCACCAAGGCTGGGCGCCAGATCGCACATATATTCCGTATCGTTGCGGCAGCGCGATCTCCGTAAGCGGCGTCGATCTTGGCGTAGCGAGCACGGAAATCCTCAACCATGCGCTCAGTCTTCGCATCATAGTGCTCAGGAGATGAGCGGAGATCAGTTCCGGCTGGGATGGCGATAAGCATCTTGGCTGTTCCTCGATCGGTTGTTCCGGTTTCGATGAGGCATTGATGCCCGATGGGCGTTCGAGTTGCAAGCGCTAAAATTGCATGTTGCGTAATTTATTTTAGCGCTTTAGGTGGTGGATTATGAACCTCAAATCATATTTGGCGGAGCGCCGCATCAAGCAGCGCGATTTTGCTCTCACGCTTGGAACAACGCCTGCGACGGTTTCGCGTCTTGTCAGTGGAAAACTGAGGCCATCGCTAGAAATGGCTCATCAGATTGAGATTGCGACGCGCGGAGCCGTCAAGACCGAGGCATGGCTGGCATGATCCGCACGGAAGTGATTGGCAATGCGACGCTGTATCTTGGCAACTGTCTGGATATTCTGCAGACGATTCAGGGCGTTGACCATATCATCAGCGACCCGCCTTATGAGGACGAGCTGCACGCCGCGATTGGCCGCATCCGGCGAAACGATGGGCAGGCCATGATCGAAGATATTGGCTTCGCGGGCATCAACGCCGTGCGATCGGACATCGCAAAACTCTGTGTAGAGACGTCGAATGGTTGGGTTATCCTGTTTACTCTAGCCGAGGGTGTGCGAGCATGGCGTGACGATCTGCAGGCAGCGGGCGCGAAATACGATACCTGCCTTGCTTGGGTGAAGCCAGACTCTGCCCCGCGTTTCAACGGCCAAGGCGCTGCGCGCGGTTTTGAGTGCGCCGTTACCGCATGGTGTGCGCCGGGATATCGCTCATGGAACGGGGGGGGACGTCGTGGGGTCTTCACGCACAACGTCAACGGCGATCGGCCCGGCGGCCATCCTACGGAAAAGCCCGTGCGATTAATGCGCGAACTTGTCGCTCTCTACAGCAATCCGGATCAGATGATCTGCGATGCTTTCATGGGAAGTGGGACGACAGGGGTGGCCGCAATGCTTGAGGGACGTCGTTTCATTGGCATAGAGCAGTGCGAAAAATGGTTCTCAGTCGCCTGCAAGCGCATCGAAGATGCACAACGCCAAGGAGTTTTGTTCGGATGAGCCGCATCGAGACCATCGGTCTTGCAACCCTGCATTTAGCCGATTGCCGCGATGTGGTTGACATAGCAGGGGGGGGGGCTTGGTATGTGGGCCGTAGTCTCTGATCCGCCATTTGGAATGGCATTCCGTTCAAACTATCGAATCGAAAAGCACGCTGCCATCGCAAACGACAAGGATGATGAGTTATTGCTTTGGGCATGCGGTCTAAGGCCTTCTCATTCCTCTTATCTATTCTGTAGATGGGATAATCTTACTGCCGTGCCGAAGCCAAAATCTTTGGTGACTTGGGTCAAGGACAATCACTCAATGGGCGATCTTGAACATGAGCATGGGCGTCAAACCGAGAGCATCCTATTCTATCCCGGCCCGCAGCACGATTTTCCCAGAGCGCGTCCGGCCGATGTCATTCGGGCACCACGAACCGGTAATGAGCATCATCCGACCGAGAAGCCCGTGCAACTGATGCGTGCTATCATTGAATGGACGCGCGGCACCATAGTAGATCCCTTTATGGGATCCGCCGCAACGATCATCGCAGCTAACGAACTTGGCCGTCCGTCCATCGGCGTTGAGTTGGATGAGGGCTATTTCGACATCGCTTGCCGGAGAATCGAGGCCGCACTGCGACAAGGAAGGCTGTTCGCATGAAAGGCTCAACCCAACTCCGCCAATTCCTAACTCTGATCCGAACCGGCACCCCAACCGAACATGCCGCCCAGCAATCCGACATCGGAATAGGCGAAGCGCTTCTGCACGCACAAGCCGATCGCGACGGCGAATATGCTGATATTTCAACCATGGAGAAAATAATGTCGGACGATAATGTATTTGCCGAATTAGCTGTGGGCCTATCGGAGGACCATAAGGCCGAGAAGAAAAAGCGTGGCCGTCCGCCCAAGGCAGATAACACGCCGGGACCGGATCCTGTCGGCGAGGAAGCCGATATGACCGATGAGAGCACCATCTCTGATTCGCAGGAAACCGCCGTTTCCGACCCTGTTGAGGCATCTGCCGACACCGCTTCTGATGACCTTTCCGACCGCACGCACCGTGGCCATGAGGCGAACCTCGACCACCTCTCTGACATCGCCGACGCCTATATCGCAGACCAGTCCGCACTGCTTGGCAGCTTCCGTGACGTAGTCTTGGAATTGTTTCGGAATCGTCGCTCACCATGGGTCGCGATGCCGCCGGCCGAACAGCGCGATATCGTCACCGCAATCGACTATGCAGGCCGGAAGATCATCCAGGAAATGGTAATCGCGGTCGCGGCGAAGAACCGCCCCTCCATCCCGGCGCATTTCAAGAAGCTCGGTTCGGACGGAGCAAAGATGACGCTGACGATGGAGGTCAATGTCGCCACCACGTCACGCGAGGACGAAAACGCGCTGCACGACAGCCTGCGGCAGGACGTGATCATCGTCCCAGCCGACTGGAGCGCCTATGATCGCGTGAAGCGCGAGGCCGTGGAGGCGGAGGAACCGGAGCTTGCCTTTGCCGATGCCGAGGAAACCGCCGTCGAGAAACGCAAGCGCGAATACGGCATCGCCGACACGGACCCGAATCCCGATCATCCCGGTGACGATACCGATCTGGCGGGTGACGGTGCATCCGATGCAGGTTTCGGCGGCGTCGAGGAAGATGATGAGATCGTGGAGGACGAACCTGCCGCCACGCACGTCGTCTATGATCCGGTTGAGCAGGTATGGCTGACGGCGGAGACCGATGCGTGGACCGATGACAAGAATGTCGCCGGCCGCTGGGATGAGGGGCGTGCCGTGGAACTGGCGATCGAGCATGAGGCCACGGCCGAAATCACCTGATTTGTTCGCTCATTCGTGCGATGGATGGGCGCCATAATCAGGAGGGGCAAAATGGCATGGTCTGTCGGCGATCTAGCTGAATGTATCAATGACCAATGGGGCAATTATCCACGCGGACTGAACGAACGACCACCCGTGCTGGGCGAGATTCGGCGTGTAACATCGATTCGTTTTTATCGCCCAAGATTTAAGCAAAAATCCTATTTGGTTTTTGCCTGTCCTCTGCAAAGCTATTTCGCCGGCAATTTCAGAAAGATCCTTCACATTCACGAACCCGCAGAAGCATCCTTCGAAGCTCTGATCAGACGCACCATAAAGGCACCGATAACAGCATGAGATCCTATTGTTTGAACATTCAGGCGTGCAAGGCAGCTAAGCCCACCTCTCATTGCCGATCCTGTTCCGCCATTCGATTGCGCACAGATCCGGCGATCGATGCCCGGCGGCGTAGCGCGCAGCAAACCTATTTGGCACAACCCGAAACCAAAGCAAAATTAGCGGCGCAAATGCGTGTCTCGCACGCCATTGCGATGCAGAACCCAGATTTCAAAGCATGGCAGCGTGAGAATGGCCGGCGGTTGCAGCGCGATATCCTGTCCAGTCCTGAAATCCGTGCCACTATGGTGACACCCAGTGCCAAGGCCAAGCGCGGAGCTGCGGTTACGGAAACTCGACTGGGCTGGTGTCCGGTCGATCAACGGCAACATTATCGCGATTTGATACGGCGCAAGGGGCTGTCGGCGGCCGAGGCGCGCGCCATCATCGAGGCGAGCATTCGACCCGAGCCCAATCCTGTTGAGCAAGCCCGCGAAGCGATTGCCGAGATCATGCGCAAGCAGATTGAACGGCAACGGCGCGACAAGATGCAGGCGTACTAATGACCAAGATTATATTCTCGATCCCCGGCCGCCCAACGGCGTGGATGCGCGCAGGCTCAAGTGGCGAAAGACGTTTCACGCCCAAAAAGATGAAGGTGGCCAAACAGGCGATATCGACCGAGTGCAGGCGCGCGATGGGAACGCAGGGGCCTATCACGGGACCGGTGCGAATCCAGATGATGGCGATCTATGCCATTCCCGCATCTTGGTCGCCGGCCTTGAAAGAAGCCGCCCAACGCGGTGAGATTTTCCACGTCTCACGTCCTGATTTGGACAATCTCGAAAAGAATTTGCTGGATGCGCTGAACGGGATTGCATTCATGGATGATTGCCAGGTCGCTGAGTTGATGTGCCGAAAGCGTTATGGCCATCCCGAGCGCACCGATGTCACGATCTGGCATATCGAACAGCTCGATGTTCCCGCCACGCCGGGCCAGCGCCGCTTGGAAGCCCGTATTGCCGATGACAAGTTGACGGCCGCCAAACCGCGCCGCAAACCATCTGCCAAGCCCCTGACGCGTCTAGAAGAGGCGGTCTCGCGGGCGCTGGCGAAGGACGGGGCATGATCAGCAAATGGACCGAGGACGACGATCGCGTTCTGGCCGGCGCATATCGGCGCGGTATGACGACACGCCAGATGCAAATCCATCTCTTTGGCGAAATCAGTCTGGCCGCCCTTCACGGACGCATCGCCGCACTGAGGCGCAAGGGCGTGATCCTTCAGCCTAGGGTGCCGCAGGTCATCGCCGATCCGATCGAGCATCGCGACAATGAAACCACGGGTATTGCGTGCGATGCCAGCTATGAGCTGCGGGGCGCGTTGATCCGCTATGGGATTCGCCATGGGGTGGATCTGGGGATGGGGAGGGTGGCGTTTTTTGCGGCGGCGCGGGAGCATGGGCTTATTAATGATGTGGATAAATTATTAAAGCGTGTGGATGCCCACTTGCCATTGATCTGAAATAATGGAATGAAAAGACGGGCGGTCGAAGCGGTGCGAACGCGACGAGCCGCCCTGATCAAAAGCCTAGGAGATTAGGCGATGACTGAGATTGATTTAGCTTGCCCATGTTGCGGTTACAAGCCAGAACCAAAGCCTTCTGGCCCTACGCTTGATGATGCCCAAAAGCTCGTTGAGCAAGTGGCGCGCCGACATCAAATTCCGCTACGCGAGTTATTGAGCAACGATCGTTCGCGCCGCCTCGTGTTGCCGCGCTGGCAGGCTTATTCTGAACTGCGCCGGATCGGTTTCAATTATACCAAAATCGGCGAAATTATGAACCGTGACCGCACAACCGTTATGCACGGCGTGCTGAAGATGGCGGAGTCAGATGATCGAAATGATTAACAAGATCAAACCACTTCCGACAGAATATAGAGGTGTAAAATATCGATCTCGTACAGAGGCGAGATGGGCCGTTTTTCTTGACGAATGCCAGGTATCTTTCACCTACGAACCAGAGGGTTTCGATCTTGGTGGAGAATGGTATCTTCCTGATTTTTGGATACCTTCGGCAAATGTTTGGCTAGAAGTAAAAGGCATAAAGCCTAATATTCGAGAAGAAAAACTGGCATGTCGCCTATCTCTTGCTACGGGGTGTCCAGTTCTGATAGCAATTGGCGCTCCATCGACAAATGAAGAATTTAACATTTTAGCCTATCATCACGGCAGATATATCATTGATGTCGGATTTACCGGATGTGGCTGTAATAATGTTTTCATTACAAGTCATTGCCAGAATTTTTCAATAGTTATTAGGGGCTCCATAGGCGAATATGGTGGAGTGCCTTATCCAATAGTAGACCAAGCGCGCATTGCCGCCAATAAGAGATTTGGCGTCCATGAATAGGCCGCCGCCTCTCACTCCGCCAGAATCTGACCTAACAGATTTCAAATCCATGCCGCTTGAAGTTGTGCGTTTTGCAGGCTCTGACCTGGTCGCATTTGAGGAACCCGCAGCAGTCATCGCGGCTCTGCTTTTGTGGGGTGCGAGCTGGCACGAAAGGCCGGCTGGTAGCCTCTCAAATGATGAAAGGGCCCTTGCCCGTAAGGCAGGTTATGGACGCGCACCGCGTGAGTGGGAGATTATTCGGGAGGGTGCTTTGCGTGGCTGGGTGGAGTGCAGCGATGGTCGTTTATATCATCCCGTCGTGGCCGAAAAGGTTCGTGACAGTTGGTTGTCAAAGCTTAAACAGCGCCACCGGACCTACTGCTCAGCTATTCGTCAGCACAATTCTCGTCACCCCGATGAGCAAAAAGAGGCACCTTCGTTCGAAGATTGGCTGGAATCGGGACAGCCTACCGCTGTAAAGCGCGGAAATCCGCCAATGCAACAGGAAAATCTGCCTCTTGAGCATGATTTGTCACGCGCAACAAACCTTGGTGTCACGCGCAACAAGTGCCTTTGTCACGCGCCGAAACCCCTCCAAGAGAAGAGAAGGGAAAGGAAGAGAAGGGAAGGGATATATTAGATACTGGAAGGCCCCCGTTAACAAAACGCGGTCGGCGGCTGCCGGATGGCTGGAGGCCCGAGACCCTGAAGCGCGATACCGTGTCGGGCGAGATCGCAGATGCACGTGGCCAAGATTGGATGCGCCGCGCCTTCGAGACATTCGAAAATCACTGGCGCAATGCAACCGGCAAGGGTGCGGCGAAACTTGATTGGCAAGCGGCATGGGCAAATTGGGTAATCGAACAGGATCGGAGAGACGGACGTGGATCAAACGGGCATTATAACCACCAAACCCTTCGGGGCACACGCCCTGACCCAAGCCTCGACCTCCTCCGAGCAGCCGAACGCGAAATCGCAGATCGATCCCGAAACGAAGAAAATCATCGCGAAACTTGGCTTACGCTACCGCCCAGCGGCAGCGGCTGATCTGGAGGCCCATGCCCATTTGATCGGACTTCTGACCACGGACGTCGCACACCTTTCGCCAAGCGTACTGGACCAGGCCACGCGCCAGTGGGTCAGCGCCAAGGCCTTCATGCCAAAGGCGAGCGAACTGCTTGCATTGGCCAGCGAAATTATGAAACGACGGATCAACGAGGATCGCGAACATCGTCCCGGCGAAACCAGCTGGAGCCGCGCCAATCGCTTGCTCGAAGCCGAAGGTCGGAGCGTTCGATGGATTGGTGGAAACCTCATCGAGCCCTCGAAACCGATGAATTCCGCACCGCTATCGATCGCTGAAATCGAAGCGCTGCGGGACGGAACCGAACTTCAGCGAGGTGTTTTCGATATGGGTGTTTCGAAAGGCTGGCTGGTCCAGATGAACGATGGCCGATATTGCGAACCCGATGTCTTGGATCTGCCTGATTTTTAATAGAACCGCCAAGGAGACACCGCATGAAACCAATAAACCTCTTCCTAGCCCTGATGCTGATAGCATTCCTAGTCCTGTGTGGCCCGGTCGCATGGCTAATCATCCTCATCGTCTCCCCATTCCTGATCGCAATATTGGCGGCATTCGCAATTCTGGGATGGAGCATCAGAACATTATTCGAAGTGGCCGCTGAATTAGAAAACTGGACATTCGAACGCATCGAGACATGGGAGAAACGTCATGGTCGCTAGTCTTGTCATCGCAGCCGTAGCGATATTGGCTGCTCTTCCCTTCGTGATCATGGGCTCCGCGCTGCGGCTGCTCCGGGATCGGCCCGAGGACGATTACGAGCCCTATGATTGAGCCCGCTTGACATCGCCGTGCGTTGTGGCATTTAGCCAACCTGATCGGACGGACGATGCTCAAGGGAATCGAAAACCTGCTATGCCGTTTGCTGGATGGCCATCACCGAGCCCTCATCGAAAGGATTGAACTCATGTCCGCCGCTCTCGATCGCCTCACCGCTTCTGTGACCACGCTCTCGACTTCCGTCGATGCCGCTGTGGCGAAGATCACCGCACTGCCCGGCAGCGACGACACCGCCGTGAATGCGCTTGCCGATACCGTCGATGGCCTGACCGCCAAGCTCGATGCCGCCGAACCGGCTGCGCCTGCCGCCTGATATTCCCAGCGAAACCGTTCGTGTCGATCCGGAAATCCGCGCAAGGACCAAGGGGGCGACGGGAGTAGGCGAGAAGGGAATGGGCGCGGTTTCCCCTTCTGATCGTGAACATTGACCGCCCAACTGGCCTCGGGAGAAATCTCGGGGCCGGTTGCGTTTCTGGGTGCGTTGACGCTTCGAGGGCTTAGGGGCTATGTGGGAGGATGCTATGGGGCCTTCTCTTGTCCATCCGTTTGGCGAGCCATCGCGCGCGGAGTGGAAATAGCATTCAGCGGAGGGCCTTCCCATGCTTGGCATGATCTTGATTATCCTCCTGGTCGTTATGCTTTTGGGCGCACTTCCGACTTGGCCGCATAGCGCGGGATGGGGTCCATATCCGTCCAGCGGGCTAGGTCTGATCATCGTGGTCCTGGTTGTGCTGTTGCTGCTCGGGCGCATTTAGTGTGGGCGTGGGGGCAAGCGCGTGTCTGATGAGCCAGCTAAGATTGGCCGCCCCACGCTTTACAGCGAAGCCTTGGCGCATGAAATCTGCGAACGCATCTCGGCCGGCGAGACCCTGATGGAGGTGGTCCGTCACGACATCGACGGCAATGTGCGCGAACGGGGAAGCTTCCCTGCCGTCGCCTCGATCTACAATTGGGCGGATTCGACGCGCCCGCAATTCATTCCGGAGTTCCTAGAACCCTTCGCGCTCGCCAAGCTTCGGCAACAACAATACTGGATCGAGGAAACGGTCACGATTGCGCGCAATGTCGAGATGGGGACGGAAGAGACAGCCGAGGACATCATTGCGGAAGGGGCCAAGATCGGGGTCAAGATCCGGACGGTTCGCAAGGACATGCTGGGCCACCGGGCGCTCAAGATCGAGACCTATCTCAAGGCGGCGGCCAAGATGAACCCGCAACTCTGGGCTGATCGCCTGCAACAGCCGATTCCCGATCATCAGGATCCCAACAAGGTCGCGCCCCGGCTCGTCATCGAGGGTGGGTTGCCCGACAACGACCCGCCGCCACCGGCCCACGACGCACAGGAGCCTTGACGCATGGCCACGCCATCCAATCCAGGCTGGCCTACCGGCTATGTGCCTAGCGCGGCCGAATGGTCCGCGACCTTCAGCGGCAAGGCCGATTACCCCGTCCCGATCGCGCAAGGGGGCAATAGCTCCACGACCGCCTACGGGGCCAACTATAACATCCAGCAACGGGCGCTGGTGGCCGTCAGCACGTCGCTGCAGATGTTGACTAGCTATGGCGTCCAGACGTCTGTTGGTGCCTTCTCGCTCTTCCTGCCGCCCCTGAGCGGTCTCACGCCCGGGGACTGGATCGAGATTTACGATGTGGATTTCAATGCTGAGACCAATCCGGTGACCGTGACGGCGAACGGGACGGACCAGATTGCCCTGTATGATGGCAGTGCCGGTTCCCAGACGCTGGATGTGGCGGGCGTACGGGTGCTGCTGGTGGTCAATGCTACTTCCTGGAGGATGATCGTCTGATGCGTGTTCCGTTCATCCTCGCAGGGGCATTGCTAGTAGCTCGCGCGGCCCCTGCGTTCGCCCAGACGCCGCCGCCCATCACGCCACCCGCCACAGGGGCTGAGAAGGTCACCTGCATTCAGGGCGGCGTGCCCCGCACCTGCACGACTGGGCAGATCGCCGATCTTGGCGCATCCGCACTGCTCACTACCCCCAATATCTGGACGGCGGCTCAGACATTTACCAATTCGACGATCGGCGGCAATGTTTCTTTTGGCGGCGGCGGCGTTCTCCAGCTTGGCGGTGCCGGGCCACGCGATGGTGGCAATGGTTCATATCTTGCCCAAGATGGACATCCGAACTGGACGGCGATTCAATCAACCAAGCCTTTCAATCCGACCGAGTTCAATATCTATGCCAATGGCACAGGCGGAGAAGCTGTCTCAACCGGAACAACTACCGTCACACGATCAACTGGCGCCGCATGGGTCGCTCAGATGGTGGGTCATTTCTTCTGGTTCGATGGCATCGCTTACACGGTTTCAACTTTCAATAATGCCAACAGCCTAACTCTGAGCGCTGCGCCGCCTGCTGGAACTAAGATCTGGAGTTATTCCCTTACCACAGGCTCCGGCACGGCCTCGATCACCGGCACGACGCTTAGTCGTCTTCATGGTGATCCCTTCATATCGCAGGCATTCGGTGCTGGATTCCAGCTACTCCTCAATGGCGTGCCCATCGGCGTTACCTATATCAATCCTGATACCTACACGCTCGCAAGTGCTCCGGGCGATACCAGTTCGGCAGCTTATTCCTATTCGACCAATATTAATAACCAGATCACGACGCTTCGCATCCAGTTAACGACCGGACAAGATGAAGAAAATCTCAGCGCATACTCAACTCCATTCGGCTATCGGATTGGGGCTCAACAATCGGGTATCGGGCGCCTCAAATCACTCTATCTCTCATCGGAATATCAGGACGTCATGGAACTTGCCGCTTATGGTAAGTTTGTGTCGCTCGGGGGTCCGCAGACACTGGAAGCCATGCGTGTTGGTTGGGTCGCTAGCGCGGTCAATCGCTTCGATGTCACTGGCGGCACAGTGGGTTCGGCACCGCAGATTGCGGCGGGAGGCACTGATACCAACATCGACATGGCCCTGACCCCAAAAGGCACAGGTGGCGTCACGATCAAGAATGGCGGTCTGGATTTGCCGATGGTGAGCGGGGCCAGCGTCGCTAATCCCGCGTCCGGTTATAAGCGGTTCTATGTCGATAGTACGACAGGGTTGGCCGTTTACAAAAGTTCTACCGGCGCGATCGTTGGTTCTTATAATTGCCATAATCTCTTGGATTTCGGCGGAGACAGAACAGGTGCGGTAGACAACAGTTCTGCTGTGGCGCTGGTGGCTTCGATTTTTGGCGCCAAGAATATCTGTCTTTACATGCCAGCGGGAACCTATCTGTTCAATACTGCGATTTCTCTACAGGCCGGAACATCCTCCGATGTCGCTGCGAGCCTGATGGTCGTGGGCGATGGCGCTGATCTTACACGCGTCAAGATGGCGTCGGCGATCAATGGGCTCAATATCTTTCTCAATGACTGCACCCAAAGTTTCCACCTAAGGGATTTCTCGATCCTGGCTGGGAACAAAAGCACCACGACGGTTGGAATCAATGTCGCGCAATCCGGCACTTGTGGATCTAATCCGGCGCAGAATGACATTAGCGGTGTGACGGTGCGTGGCAACGACGGCTACAATTCCGCCTTTCGTTTCGGAATAGGCATCAGCATCTTCGGAGCCTCGAATGTCAATTTTCAGAATGTTGCCGTAATCGGCAGCACTGATGGTGCCGCTTATGGCAGTGCGGGAACATGTCTGCAGATAGCGGGCTCATCGATTCTGTTGCCAGTGCAGTTCAATCTTGTTGCCAGCCAGTTCAATGACTGTGGCATCGGTATATTGTATGGGACTTATGCGCAGGGGATCCAAATCTCCGCATCAAATTTTGTCGGAAACGGCACGGCAATATCCCAACCATCGGCCAATGTCGGCAATGATCAGCTCGCCATCAGTGCAAGTCAATTCAACAGCGGCACGCGAAATATCTTTCTTCAGGCACCTATCGACGGCGTGACGCTCGCTGGAAATACCTTCTATACCTCAGGCACTGCCACTGCATCGGTCGATATCCCAGGCGTTCAATACGCGATTATGGGTAACGCCTTCATTCAATTCTCAGGCACGCCGTCAACGGGCATATCGATCGGCACCTACAGTCTGGATGCGGGCACCATCACCGGCAACACCTTCAGCGGATTCAATACGGCGGTCTTTCTGCAATCTGGATCTCAACTCGCCAATGTACAGAGCAACGCCTACGTCAACACAGCCACGAATGTGAATAACAGCGGAACAAGCAATACCGTGGGAGGAGGCACGCCATGATCTTCCTCCGCTTCGCTCGCATCTTCCGAGACTGCGCACCCAAAGGAAATGTGGCATGATGCCTGAGGCTTTTACGGGTGGTTCTGAGGGGGATTTACGATTCCAGTTCGAGATCATTAAGCAGCTCGCCCAAAGCATTCAGTCGCTTACCGAAACCGTCCGAGGGGTCCAGCAGACCCAGATCACGATGCTGGAGCGCCTCGCCCGCATCGAGAGCAACCGCGTCAACGAGGATGTGGCGCGGCTGCAACTCATTATGGAAAGCCAGGACAAACGCATCGACATACTGGAGCAGGACAAGGATCGGCGCGATGGTGGTTCGAGGATGCGCCGGGCCGTCATCACGTGGTGGCCGGCGATCGGAGTGTTGATGACGGTCCTGTATCTGCTCGCACGCGCCAGTGGGCTCATCCATCTACCGCAGGACAATCCCACGGTGATCATGGCACCACCGGCCCAGCAGGGCGCTCCGGATCGCGCGAGCAAGCATGGCTGAGGGCGTGCGGCCGGTTGCGGCCGGCTTGGATATGGAGATGGCCTTCGACACGCTTGCGGACGCGGTGCGGTGGCTGCGGGGCAATGGGTTTCCGCTGGCGACTGAGGGCGACGTGAGGTGGGCTTGCTGGAATGGTGGTCTGATCTGTGGGTTTCGGTGGGGTTATGAGTGAGGTCCGGGTCAAGCTGCCGACTTTGCATCCGGGACAGGTACGGGCCTTTTGGGCTACGGAGCCATCTGAGCGGCAACTAGCTCTCAACTCAGCCTTTGCGCAGAATGCGGGTGGCCGCCTAAAGGCCATTAGGTGCGGTCGACGGTGGGGGAAAACGGCCTATGGTCAAACATGGATCGGAGATGGTGCCCTAAAGGGGTTTCCTTGTGGCATCTTTGCCCCCGATTACAAGAGAATGATAGAGGTGTATCAAGAGCTTAGCGTTACTTTGGCGCCAGTTATTCCAACAAGAGGCGGTGCCAATAAGACGGATGGTGTGATCCGGCTCAACACGGGTGGCCGTATTGATTTCTGGACGCTCGAAGACGAGCATGCTGGCCGATCGCGGAAATATAAGCGCGTTCTGCTGGATGAGGTGGCCTTCACCAAGCCCAACATGATGGATATCTGGGATAAGGCCATTTATCCGACGCTGCTGGATCTGCGCGGAAGCTGTGTCGCGGCTAGCAATACAAATGGTATAGATCCGGATAATTTCCTTTGGCAGGTTTGCAACCAGCCGGAACATAAATTCATCGAGGTCCATGAGCCAAGCTGGAATAATCCGCTCGTGCCTGGACGCTATTCCGAGCGGACCAATCAGCAGCATGAATTGGATCGCCAGCTATATTTCGATGACCTAAGAAAAAAGACGCCTCCCCTTGTATACGCACAAGAATATGGTGCAGATTTCATTGACTGGAGTGGTGTTGCCTTTTTTGCCATAGATAAATGGCTGGATGATAACAATAAGCCCGTTCCATATCCCGATAAATGCGACCGTGTATTCGCGGTAATTGATAGCGCAGTGAAGACAGGTACTGCAAATGACGGCACAGCGGTAATTTACTTCGCGAGAAATCAGTTCTTTGGAACTCCTTTAGTTATTCTAGATTGGGAAATTATCCAGATAGAGTCAGACCTTCTCAATACGTGGGTGCCTGGCGTTGTATATCCGCGACTTGAGGAATTGTCCCGCATGTGTGGCGCGCGCGAGGGATCGGTTGGAATTTTCGTGGAGGACCGCGCCAGCGGCCAAACATTAATTCAGCATGGCAAAAGGCACGAGTGGCAAATGCATGCCATTGATGCGGCATTTACGGCAATTGGAAAAGACGAAAGGGCTATTGCCGTATCAAGCCATCATTTCCAGGGTAAGATAAAGATAAGCCAATACGCATTTGATAAGACGATGATCTACAAGGGAACATCACGAAACCATCTTATTGGACAGGTGACCGGCTATCGAATTGGCGACAAGGACGCTGCACGACGGGCAGACGACCTTTTGGACGGATTTGTCTATGGAGCCGCCTTGGCCCTTGGAGGGTCACACGGTTTCTAGTATGGAATCGCTGCGCTAGCGGTCTAACTCCCAAACCCTTGACATTCAGCCGATCAGGAATACTCTCTCTGAGTCTAACGACATGGTCTTCCTCAGCCCGACCGGTTAGGGGAAAGGTCCGAATCCAGAAGCCGTCGAGGGGGTCGCATCCCTTGGCGGTTTCGTCGTATGGCCGAAAGGAAATTAGCCGTAGGGCTAGCGCAAAAGAATTTCTTCGATCTCTTTGACCCTTCACCTAGCCCCTACCCCATCCCCCCCGCATCTAGTAAGGTGCCTCCCAAACAGGCGGGACGCACATGGCACAGAATACTATCAATGGCTTCGAGTACCTGGGAACCGCGCTCCAGACACTCCTGATGGCGGATAGCATCCAACCCGGCGCGCAGCCCGGCTATGAACTTTGCCGCGAAATTTATCTGAATCATCCGCATGGGGCAAAGTTGACGGACTTCCCCATTTCCATGGCGCAGCATAAGCCGCGCAAGATCACAATCCCGAAGGCGCCGGACGATGGGGAGATGCTGGTCGAGGCGTTCCTGACCGAGTGGAAGAACGTCCACGCGGACCTCAATATCTTCAATACCGGCAGACTGGCGCGGGTCTATGGCGTCTCGACCCTTGGTGCGGTCGTGAAGGATGATAACTCAGCAATCGAATTGGATTTCAAAAAGCTCGACAAGGCAACGGTTTCCTTCAATGTCTGGGATCCACTTAACACCGCTGGCTCGCTGGTCCTTAGCCAGGATCCAAATGCGCTGGACTACCAGAAGCCGACGGGTGTGAGTGTGAACGGACAGTCCTATCATCGCTCGCGCGTCTGTGTGCTGATGAACGAAGCGCCGATCTACATCGCGTACCAGAGTTCGGGATTCGGTTTTGTGGGCCGTTCGGTCTATCAGCGCGGCCTCATGCCGTTGAAATCCTTCGTCATGACGATGGCGACTGATATGATGATCGCGCTCAAGGCCGGGGTTCTGGTGGCCAAGATGCAGATGCAGTCGTCCGCCGTCGATGGCATCATGTCGCGAATGCTAGGCAAGAAACGCGAGATCGTCAAAGAGGCTCAGGTCGGCAATGTCATCAACATCGGGGTGGATGAGGACATAGAGAGCCTCAACATGCAGAACCTCGAAGGCCCCTACGAGCTAGCGCGCAAGAACATCATCGAGAACGAGGCTGCAGCCTGCGGCACCCCGGCCAAGATCGTGCTGGCGGAAACCTATGCGGAAGGCTTTGGCGAAGGAACCGAAGATGCCAAAGCGGTCGCGCAATTCATCGAATCCATCCGCTCCTGGCTTGATCCTCTCTACACCTTTATGGACCAGATCGTACAATACAGGGCCTGGAATGAAGACTTTTACGCCACGGTCCAGAGCCGATACCCGGATGAGTATGTGGGCGTCTCCTACGCTGCCGCCTTCAACGAATGGCGTAACAGTTTCACTGCGACATGGCCCAATCTCCTTGATGAGCCTGACAGTGAGAAGGCTAAGGCAGAGGATGTTGTTCTCAAGGCCATCATTGCTGTCGTGGAGGTTTTGCTTCCCGCACTTCCGCCTAGCGAGAAGGCCAAGGTAATTGATTGGATGTGCCTGTGTATCAATGAGAAAAAGCGGCTTTTCACGTCTCCTCTCCTATTGGACGTTGACGAGATAGAAAATTACGAACCGCCAGTTCCATTGCAGGCCCCTTCTGAACCAAAACCAGAAAGCGCTAGTGACTCTGCTCCAAAGAGATTCAAAGTGACAAAAGAAATCCTAGATGGCGTTGATGATGAAGTTCGCAGAAAGGCCATGGATGGGCTCAGGCTCGTCCGTGGGCAGGCCGTGGGCGACGGTGGGGCCATCTAGGTGGCGGAACCCTCCTTTCTCGGTATGCAGTCTGATCTCTCGCGGATGCAGAACGCGCTCAGCCTCCATTGCTCGACCTATCGGGGGTTCTTGGTCGCCGCGCAGGCCTATGAGTGGGAGCATGTGGCGCATCAGTATCTGGCCGTGGTGACGAGCTTGGAGGCCGGCATGGATGCGTTCGTGAGCGCCTGCCGGACGCAACAGGCGTTGGAGCGGGCCGGTGGCTGATTTTGAAGGAGAAGTGCTATGACCCATCCTATGGCGGACACCATATCGAAAGCGAAGAATATCGAAGACTTGATCGAGCGGATATCAGTCTCGCCAGATGCGGCCGCACATGATGTTATCGATGCTCTTCGCGAGGTAATTGAAGAGAGATATAACTATCCTCGCAAACTCGAAGAAATTTACCTTGACTACCAAAAGGCGGAATCGGAACGGCAACTTGCTGTTAATGAGGTCGGAACTCTCAAGTCCCTCGTTGCAGAATTGGCTGATGATCTGGAAAGTGAAATTGCCGAAAGACATGGATTGGTTCGCTCCCCTGCTGCATTCGCCCGAAAGATTGAGCGTGAAATGGGAACTGTTTTGCGGGCTCGGGACATTGCTGGAATAATGATAGAATCTAGCGAATGAGACATTATGCCCAACCCTGATGGCTCGCTGACCTATTATGAAACCGTCACTGCGGCGGTGAATGACATAGCCGCGCATGGCTATGATGATCAGGCCCGCGTTGATTATTGGTCCGAACAACTCCGCCGAGCCGCCGAGCGCTCGATGCGATCACAAGCCGAGATCGATGCCGCAGTGCGCGATGCCCTGGCGAGCATCTTCCGCCGCCAGGTGGATCAGGCCGGCGTCCTCAGACATGTGCCGGGGGTTAGCGCCTATACGATGCAGCGGATGCGGCCGGAGCTTCATGCGGAGTTGGGGCGGCGGATTGCTGCATCGATCGATTTGATCACGCTCCACCGCGAGGAATCGATCCGCAAGACTGAACAGCGGTTCAAGGGATGGGCCACATCGGTCCCTGCGGGCGGCAGCGAAACCGTCGATCGGGTGGCGGAGAAGACGCAGATCCGGAAGGCACTGGCCTCCCAACCATTCGAGGCCCGGAGGGTAATTATCGATCAATCGGCCAAATTATTCGAATCGATCAATACTACCGTGGCCACGAATGGCGGCGCGATCGGGGCAACTTGGCAGTCGCATAAATTCCAAGCTGGCTATAATGGGCGGCCTGATCACAACGCGCTCGATGGTAAATTCTTCATTCTGAAGGCGAGCTGGGCTCATGAAGCCGGACTGGTGAAACCGGGTCCAGCGGGATATACGGAAGACGTGGTTCAGCCGAGCGTTCTCCCCTTCTGTAAATGCCATTGGGTCTGGAAGATGAGCTTGAGATCGATCCCGCCCGAATGCCTGACAGAGAAGGGCCGCGAGGCGCTGGCCGAGGCGAAGCGAAAGGTGATGGCAAATGCCTAAGCACATGATCGAAATCCGTGGCGCCATTCCCACTGCCTCTCCTGGTGTTACGGATACGCGCGAGGGTGGATTTCGCAGCCAGCTTATATGCAACCCGATCTTCGATAATGGTGTACTGATAGCCATCGAATTTGAGGCGGCTGCATATCATTTTGAGCGGCTAGTATCTCCCGAGCGCGATAATGCCGTGCTGATCAAAATCACTTCCAAACTGATTGGCGAGGTCGAACATGCCGCTTGAAGGCCATGTCAAATCAGGCCGATCTCTCCATGAAGTGATGACCTCTCTTTATCTCGCAGAAATCAACTGCGGATGCTCATCTTTCTGGGACAGTGGTTTTCACGTTTGGCTTGGCGATGAAATAAATGGCATTTTGGCGGAAACGTGTTTTTGGCCTGCATCCCAATATAATATGGACACGCCAAGTTTTGCCGATGCTGGTGACTGGTTGAGTGAGCATGCCAGCCTGCACTTTCCAAAATGGGAGACTGTCGATGCCACTTGAGAAAGCCCCAGTCGGATCGGCCGGCTTTTCACGCAACGTCGCGACCGAAGTGAATGCCGGCAAAGATCCGAAGCAAGCGGCCGCCATCGCATACGCCAAAGCCCGAGGCGATGCCGAACTCTTCGCCACAGGGCCGTCCCCCATCAACCAGATGGAGCATCCGCTAGAGCGGATATTTCGTGCCGCTGATGCTTTCTATGCGCGGTCTGATGCGGTTGCGACGGGGAATTGGGATGAGGTGGATTAATTAGCGGCCGGCCACGTTCAGAATATCTGCGCATGCTTTCCTGATCGCGAAATATTCAGCCGATCCAAGCGGCGCACCTTTCGCGAAGATGACATCTTCAATCGTTCGCAACGCCACGACGGCTTTTTCCAAGTCTGATGGCTCGCCACGCAGCAGGGCTTTCCGCCAACCCTTTTGAGCTGGCCATGCCACGCCCCATGCTTCGAGCTGCTTGCGGGTATATCCGCCAGCAGGAGTTTTGCCGGCTTCGATTTCTTCCTTGGTCACGATCAGGTCTCCATCTCAAAAGAACATTCCTCGGGTTCCGCTCTAGGTGGCCGCTGCTACGGGGCTAGTTCCCGTATCGACCAGAGGGGATCACACCTACCGATTACCGAACGCTCTTTGTGCTGCGGTGCGATTACATCTCGCCGGGATGGGTGGCCCTCCCTGTCTGCCGGGAGCCGCGTTATTGGATTTACGCCATTTGTAGAGCCGCAGTTATCCTTAGCCTATCGGGGCATCGGGAGCCGGAACCGATCCCGTTCATCACGGGGCAAAGTTGCCGAGCGTTTTCCGGCCTTTTAACGAGAATGCCCATCTCGTTGTGGCTCTCGCGATTTGCCGGAATTAACTCGGCGTCCCACGTCGGCCGATCCATTCTTTCCGGTGATGTCGCGGTTGAGATAGGAATCAAAAACCGGGCTTGAGTTTCCCGGAATGAAGGCCTAATACGGCCTGGCACACATACCGGGGCCGTGGAGACATCACCTCTGCGGCCCCATTTGTTTAGCCCAGTCTCAACTCGCCGGCAAGACCCGGTGCATGGCGACCAAACGAACCACCCAGACAGCGCAAAAGACAGCCACGCGGATCAGAACCGATGCCGCAACCGCAATCACGCCAATCGCACACAAGATGCAGTATCCGATGAACAGGGCGAGCGCACACAGCCATAGACCGGTCTGCCGCGCGTTGTGGATGAGGGTATGCATCACGCTGCCACCTGAGATGGCAACACAAACCGCACATTCCGGCCAGAGACCGCCCGTATGCCGGTCAGCCTGATGGTCGCATCAAGCAGATACTCGCCATCGGGAAATGCGACTTCACGGCGGCCTTCACTGCGCGCCAGATCAATCAATAGCTGTAGTTCACGACTGCTTTTCATCGTTTTTATCCTCTTGGCTATAGAATGGGTTATCGTCCGCCGAGCATGCGATACATGCTTTATCCGAACAGGGTAGCACCACCGGGCATAATGAGAATATGGATCATCATAGCCCCACGTATCTGTGATAGACCCATCGAACGGCTTGAATGATGATGAGAGCGATGGTGTAATAACCGCAGCCCATCACGAATGCTTCTAGGCGCCACATCACGCCACCACCGCACTAACCAGCACATAATCCGGTGCCGCCCAGCGTTTCTGGCTAGCCGCGATGGCCTCAGCGAGCGTTTCGGCCGCAACGGTCTCGATGATGATCTGGTGGGGGCGATCATCATCCTTAATCAGCAATTGGCTCTGCATCGTGATGGTGAAGTTCTGCATGGCGGCCTCCTCAGTTCCAAGTATCGATATGCCGGCTCAGACATATGAACCGAATGTCGGACGGGATGTGGCGGGGCAGCGAGCGTCGGCACTCGGCCGCACTGCGATAGACGGCGCCGGGCGCGTATCCGCCAAAAGTCATGCGGCCGGGATCTAGTTGGTTACAGTGCGTGCCTGAGCCCGTGGCCATGCACATGAAGGCGGCGAAGATTATCATGATTCATACTCCCAAGTTCGACAAACAGGATATTATATATTAAAGAACAACCACAGGCGTCTTAATGCATTTGCCCTTGATACAGGGGTGACATTAATCAAATCTAAAATCTTCTTCCGATACTCATCATCTGTTTCGCCATAGCATCTAGGTTCAATGCCAAAAATCAGACCGATTTGATCCAAATTAGAACCAGTTGCTATCTCTGGATAGGCCATTGTTTCCTCGCTCATTTCAATGCCTCATCAATCATGGACATGTGAGCGCGGCGCATTGCAACGCGGCGCTGTGATGTGGGCGGAAATGGCGACCCCTCAAGTTTATCGTATGCCCAGAAGCCAGAGAGGCCAGCGTCAAGCATTTCAACGGTAGGTTCGCGCATGGTCTCGATCGCGACACGAGCATGTCCGCGCCAGTGTTCTTTCAACGCATTATAGGCATGAGGCCAGTCTGGCATTTCGATAGATATGGGATCGGCGAGCTGGGTGGCCCGGAGCGCATTACTCTCATACATCGTCCGCGCAACTTTCTCCACCATGCCAGTCACGGCGTATCCTCCATCAAATCGTCCATTTTGTTGGCCAAATATATCTGCGTCACGATATCCTCAGCCGCATGATATTCTCGATATGTGCGCGCTATCAAAAAATACCGCATCGCCAGCTCGGCCATCCGCGTCGGACCATCCGCTTCGATCCGCATGACGGTGCGTTTGCCGCAGCCTAACGCCATGGCCAGACCGCTGACTGAGAGGCCAAGGGATTGGCGGATGGATTTGAACTCAGGGCCGGTCATCACAGCAGCGTCACTATGACAGCGCCCTCGGCCATCTTTGCTCGCTCGCGGCCAGCCCGGAATGCCTTGTTGGCAAGGCCAAACGCCAGCGAGCGCATGTCCACCACGATCTCGGCTTTGACCTCCTCGCCGTTCGGGCGGAGAAAGGTGAATATCTCGCGGGTTTTGACCATCTCTCGTCTCCAGACTGTCGGCCCATTCGCCGCTCTAAAACTGGAGATACTGCACGTCGGACATCATGTCAACGCCCAACGTGCAGTTTATTTACCGCGTATCGTCCAGCGGATCGCGGCCGGCAATTCCCGAAACAGATCGCGGCCTGCTTCCCGCCAGCCAATCCACAGCAATGCCGGGATGAGCCAGATCGGCAGCGTCAGGATGAAGGCCCCGACAAGCCAGCGGGAGCGGTAGATGCGGCTGGTGGTCAATTCGAGATGCCTGGCTCCGGGATGATCAGCTTGAGCTTGTCGAGCGTCCCGGATGGTGCCCGCACGATGCTGGGTGCGGATGGTAGCTTCTGGACGATCAGGACCAATGTTGCCGCCTCGGCGCGGGAAATCTCCCGGCTCGCTGTCATGTCCCAGGTGTGGCCGATGACGAAGAATGGCTCGCCATTGACGCGCACGACTAAGGGCGATGGCGGCAGTTCGCCATCCTTCGGGACGGGCGGTGCCTTCTTCTCGATCGGCACCTCGGCCAATAGCGTATAGCCCAATTCGGTCTCGACCGTCTGGCCGTTGACCTGCGCGACTTCGACGATTCTGGTCTTGATCATCAATCTATCTCCTGCATTGCGCTTCTATCTCTAGCATGATAAAAATTGCGAACGCACCACCGAACGCCAATTCAGTGGTGCGCTCTTGATCAGCCTGATTACAACAGGACGGACCCAAAGTGAGCATCCTCACATTCAAGTACAGGGTCAAGAGAGGAGATAAATATCTTAATCGTCATGCCATAGCTTGTAATCAAGTATGGAACTTCTGTGTTTCCACGCAACGCGAATATGAACGTAGATGGCGTGCTGGATGTAAAATTTATCGACCTGCATCCTTTGATTTGATAAAATTGGTTACAGGTTCAGCATCTGAACTTGGAATACATTCTGATACTGCTCAGACAATTTGTCGTAATTTTATTACCTCCAGAGATAATAACAAAAATGCCCTAATTTCCGGACTAGTTTCGGTTCAAAGCGCTCGCTCGGATGGATTCCGTTCATCCCGCGCGCCGTTAAGGTCGATGGGGATGCAGCGATCTATCTCAAGCGCCGCTTCCAATTCTGGAAATCCCGCGAGATCGGGGGTGAGTTCAAGGCTGGTGCATTCGTACAAAATGCGCGCGGGCATTGGTATGTCACCTTCCAATGCGAGGTTATGGATGATCTGCCGCTCGGTAGTGACGCCGTCGGGATCGACCTCGGTCTTAAAGATCTCGCCACGCTCAGTGATGGCCGTAAAATTCCAGCGCTTCAACATTACCGCCAGTATGAAACCATCCTCGCTATTGCCCAGCGAGCGCGCAATAGGCGTCGTGTCATTGCCATCCATGCCAAGATCGCCAATTCCAGGCGGCACCACCTCCACGAACAATCCACCAAGATTGCCCGTGAAAATAGTTTGATCGTTATCGGCGATGTGAACGCCGCCCAACTTGCAAAAACCAGAATGGCCAAATCCGTTCTGGATGCAAGCTGGTCGGCGTTCCGGCATATGCTCCAGTACAAGGCCAGAAGGCACGGAGCAGTGTTTATTGAGGCCGATGAGCGATACAGTTCCCAAACCTGTTCGGCGTGCGGCTCTTTGCCAGCGTCGAGGCCGAGAGGTATCGCAGGGCTTGGAATGAGGCATTGGGAATGTTCGGACTGCGGGGCGTCGCACGATCGCGACGTCAATGCGGCTCGAAATATTCTCCGTGTCGGGCTGGAGTGCCAGCCTCCCGTTGGGGGAGCCAAATCCTTCATGGAAATGGATGCATTAAGTGCCACTTGCTCCCTTGGCGGTTCAAAGGTAATAGTAACCGCCTAAATCCTCGGGGGATAGTCTTTGTCGTGATCCGCGCTGCCGGCATTTTATTCCTGGTTGGCGATACCGCGTTGTTTCTGCGGAGGGGCAATGGCGGAGATTATCCCGATTTTTGGTGCCTGCCCGGCGGCAAGCTAGAGGGCGACGAGACCGCCGAACAGGCCGCGATCCGCGAGACATTGGAAGAGGCCGACATTGAAGTTGAGGCCAAGGATTTGCGTCTGTGGACGCGCACGATCGCTCCTGCGCAAATGGGTGTTCCGGCCATTGAGGGTGAGGCGCCGGCAGAACCCGAGGATGTAGACTTCTCGACTTTCCTGTGCCGCTTGCCCGAACAGTTCATGCCGAAACTCGATCTGGCGGAACATGACGGCTACAGTTGGGCTCCCGTAGGCGGCGCTCCAGAACCCCTGCATCCCGGTGTCCGTGTGGCTCTCGATCGCCTCGACATGGATGAACTGGGCGTAGCGCGCGCAATGGCGGCCGGCCAGCTCGCGAGCCCGCAACGGTACGAGAATGTCTGGCTGTTCGCGATCAGGATCACGGGGACCGGCATCGCATACCGACATAACCGCAAGGAGTTTTGCTGGCGCGATCCATCGATCTATATGACCGATGATTTCCTTGCTCGTTGCAATGGCCTTGACGTGATTTATGAGCATCCTGAGAAATCATTACTCAACCACGATGAATTTCATGATCGTAAGGTCGGGGCGATATTCTTGCCTTATTTCCGCGCTGACAAGCCCGATGAGGTTTGGGGCATCGCTAAAATCCGCGATGATGATGTGGCGAAGGAAATGCAGGAAAATCCCATGTCTACGTCGCCTGCAGTCAATTTCGCAGATCCGACCGCGAACGAACGGATCAAGCTGGATGATGGCAAAGTGATGTTGATAGAGGGGAAGCCCTCACTGCTGGATCACGTCGCAATATGTCCAGCAGGTGTTTGGGACAAGGCCGGTCCTCCGACCGGCATCGAGAGCGCCGACGCCCAAATGGAAGGCATCGTCATGGATGCCGAAATCATCCAGATCGTCACCACCAAAAAATCGAACAGTCTCAATATCCTTCACCTCCACGCCGCCGCTTTCGCCATGAAGGCGCAGGCTCGGTCCAACGCGCATCTTTGACGGAGCATTACCATGGCTGAAGAGCAGGGCGATAAGAACACCGAGATTTCCGACAGCGAAAAGATGCTCGGCGCGCTCGCCGACATGATCAAGGACGCTTGTTCGAAAATGGATGAGGGCTCGCGCCGCCTCGATGCCCGCATGGATGCGCTCGAAGAGAAGGACCGCAAGGACTCGGCCAAGAAGGACGAGGAGGAGAAGTCCGAGAAGGAAGAGCCCAAGGCCGACGCCGAGGACGAGAAAAAGATCGAAGAGAAGGGCGAACCCAAGGAGGTTGCGGCCGATCGCAAGGATGAGGACGAGAAGGAAGAGAAGTCCGAAAAGCGTGAGGACCGCAAGGATGCCAAGCGCAAGGACGAAGATGAGGACGAGGGTTCGATGGCCGACCATGCTCCGATCAGCCGCGCCGAAGCCGCTGCGCTGCGTGCCCAGATCGCCGGCATGAATGCCCGCGCGCCTTCGATCATCGCCGATGCCGACCGCGAGCGTTTCGCCACCATCCAAGAATCGGCAGATCCGGCCTTTCAAGCTTTCGGCGATCGTGCGCCGGGCCCGCTCGAAGGCGAGACCCCGACCCAGTATAAGCGCCGTCTCGGTGCCAAGCTGCAGAGCCATTCGCCCAAGTGGAAGGATGCGCGACTGTCGGCGGTCAGCGATGACGCGATGCTGGATACGATCCTGCACGATGTCTATGCCGACAGCATCACGGCGGCGCGGCGCGGCGTCGATGTCCCAGCCGGTCATCTCCGCAAGATCGAGCGTCAGTCCGGCGGCCACACCATCATCGAATGGGAGGGTCAGCCCGAAAGCTGGATGAACGACATGGCGGGCCACACGCTGCGCGCTACCGGCACCTGGCATCGCCCGCACTGATCGCCCGACAAACACTTGATCGCAGGAGTCACTTAACATGGTTGCCACCAACGGATTTCCGAACCTGACGACCGCCGGTCAGGGCCTGTTCAACGGGGCATCGTCCGTTGGCATGATTCAGGGTCAGGCGGACCCCGATCCCGCGACCCGTTTCGCACTGCGGGCCGGTATCGTCAGCAATAACGAGACCGTCCCCATGTGGGGCGGTATCGGCATCTATGCCTATATCCCGCCGATCAGCGCCTCCGGTCCCCGCAGTGCGCTCGGCATGAGCCTCGGCCGCGCCACCGCCCTGACGGGTTCGACTGGGCTCGTTGGCTTCAGCGTGTTCGATCAGGGCTACAACATGGTCAATGATCCGAGCAATCCGGTGCCGACGTCCGGCTCCGGCCAGTCCCTCAACTGGTATCCGCTCGGTTCGCGTGCCCGTATCGCGGTGGCGTGTGATCCAGCCCTCATCAATCTGCGAGGCGGTGAACTGAACCAGCAGGTCAGTTGGGATTTCACCGGCCAGCGGCTCATTCCCTTTTCGGCCACCTATCCCCAGACCACGATCACGGGTGCGGTGTGGGCGTCCACCAGTGGCGGCCAGACCACATTCACGGTCGGGACAGATCTCACCAGCTTCATCAATGCCGGCGACGACATCAACGTCTCGGGCGTGGTCAATACCGGCGGCACTTCGACCTCAGCCTTCAATGGTGCCTTCACGGTGGTGAGCATCACCTCCACCACCATCGTGGTCACGCAGTTGGCCGCAGCCTCGCCGGGCACCTATGCCTCTGGCGGCATCGTGCTGGCGGGTGGTGGTGCGCTTCCGGTCACGGTCCTGGACGTGCAGCCGACCGGCAACATGACGGTGGTCAATACGGCTGGCGTCATCACCTACAACTACAGCGGCGCCTGCGCCAAGATCCAGCTCACCGGCGGCACAACGGCCTGATCGACCGCATCGCTCTATTAGAAGGGACTGACTGACATGCTAAACGCCGGGGCATACAAAATTGTAGAGCCGAGTTTTCAAGAGCCTGAAATCCTTATGCAATTCAATCAAGCCTCGGGCTTTGTTGATTTGCTGGCGGATGGCAGGCTCCGCACGCGGCTCGCGGAAGACGATCTCGTCGTCTACATGAAGCAGCTCAATATCCGGACCAAGATTTCCGGATCGCAGGCTAGCGCCAACGAACTGCCGGGCGTCGATATCGCGGCTTCGATGATCAGCACCATGACCTATCAGTTCCGGGTCCGGTCGCAATATGATCACCACGACGTGGCAGCGGGTGGCCGCTGGGGCTTTGCGGTCCCGGAAGCCTATCGGCTCGGGATGCGGCAGGCGCATTTTCAGCAGGCCCGTGATGCGGCCCTGTTCGGCCTACAGCCCCAGAATGGCGAGGGCTTCATCAACGCGCCGGGCGCCACCGCGACCAACCTGCCGCCCGACCAGTTCGGCAACACGACCGTCCTGACCTATGACAATGGTCAGGCGGCTTTCTTCTTCGCGCAGCAGATCGCGCAGTTGAAGACGCGGACCCTGCAGCTCGGCATCGGCCGCCGCTTCGTGGTGCTGGGCCCCCAGCGCACGCTCTCGCAGTGGGAATACAATATCGTCGAACTGACCCAGTATCAGCGTCCCGGTGCTGGTTCGGCTTCCACCGTCGAGACCCTCAAGGGTATCCTGATGGCAAACGGCGATGAGCTTGTCTGGGCCTATGACGATACCCTGCAGGGTGCGGGCGGGACCACGAACACGGACATCATCCTGATCGCGATGCCGGAAGTCGCGGTTCCATCAGGACCTGCCGCCGTCAACACCAACGTGTTCGCTTCGCTGACCCCCAACAATCCCTGCTGCCTGACACAGTATTGCGACATGGCGGCACCGCGCGAGATCATCTCGCCGCTGGCGGGTGGGGCAACGGACGTGCTGACGGAATGGCGCCTGACGCCGGGCTGGGCACCGCGTCCGCAGGCACTGACGATTTTGTCCTGCCTCTACGCCTAATTTGACTGAACCCGCTTAAGAGAAAGCCTTCCATGTCAAAGCTCTATGTAGTGAACGCTACCGGCCAGAATCGCCAGATTTACTATCGTCTGGATTTCACGGTGGACGATCAGGGACGCCGCACGGACACGCGGCTTGTCCCGCCGAAGATGATCACGATTCCGGCGCGGCAGCAGATGCAGTTCGGTGGGGAACTTCATCCCCAGGAATTGCATGAAATCATCCAGCAGCTTGAAGCGACCTGCGGCGCGGTCAGCACCGAAGAAATCCGTACCGCCAAGGCGCGCGGTGTCGTCAAGCTGGTGTGGTCGCAGGACCGTCCCGTCCCGCGCCCGATCCTTGAGGACGTGGTCAATCACAATGTCGGCATCCTGTCCGATCAGGGCGCCGAACGCCGCCGCAGTCTCGCGGTCGCGGCCGATGCTGGTCTGACGCAATTGGTCGAACGTCCGCTCCCCAAGCTGGAGATGGAGTTCGAGCAAGTCGAGGAAGATGCAGATCTGCCCGGCATGTTGAAGGAAGGCCTCCGCATCCGTCATCCCGAAATCGATCGTCCGACCCCGAAGCGCGGACGTCCCCGGAAAGTCGCATAAGTGAACGCGACTGCCACCTATCTGGCGCTAGGTGTCATTCCCCAGGTCGTGCCCGCGCCAGTACCGCCGACACCGCCCAGTTTCCCCGTCACGCTGAAGCCGACCTTTCCAGGCTTTCAGGGGTGGGTCTACCGGGTCATGGGCGTGCCGGTCGAGTGGTTGCCGACCGATTCCGATGCGTTCTTCTACGCCTACAATACGGCGGTCGCGACGGTTAACGACTGGTTTGAATGCATTCCGGGTCCGATTCTGGCCAATGCTACCTACAATCTTGCGGGCCATCTTTTGATTACCTGGGCGCCCGACATCACCACGACACCGCCTTATCCCTACAAAGTCGTGGACGGGGTGCCTTATGGGTATTTCGAGTGGATCCGGAAGCAGAACAATGTGTTGGGCTTCACGACCGGCACCGTCTCCTCGTCCAGCGATGAGGGAACGAGTGTGGCCTTGGTCGTGCCCGAGCAGGCAAAAAACATGACGCTTGATCAGCTCCAACTCATGAGCACGCCATACGGGAGATCATACTTAGGAATAGCCCAAAAAATCGGAACACAATGGGGGATCTCATGACAGACCTCATTTTCGCGGTCATCGAGACGGCCTATGGCAATGACGGCAAGGCACCCGAACCCCGTAAGACCAAGCTCGGTCGCACTCACAAGGGCGATGCCAAGCGGGTCGCGCGTGAGGCTGAGCATGGCGCCAGCGGTCCTGCCACCACAGTCACGGTCGCGCAGGCGCTTGAGGCGAAGTATGGCGTCATGGCCACCTTCTACGAACAATATGCCGACCAGATCACGGGCGCGCTCGTCCATTCGATCGAGGGCGCGCTTGAGGACATTTATGCGGGTTCGCCGAACGTCGATCCCTTCGCCGAGGCTGGGCAGGAAATCATGGAAGGCTTCCGTCACTTCCTGATGAGCGGTGAGATCGAAACACTTGGCATCCCCGGCGTCCCGACGAAGGCGGCACAGGAGCGTAAATCGTCGCGGTTCAAGAGCGGTAAGAATCCGAACGAGAGACCGAGTTTTGTAGACACGTCGCTCTATGAGAACTCATTTAGAGCAAGTGTCGAATGAGCGTCTCCGAATCCACTTCAAACCAAGGCCAGATGGCCGGCGCACTCTCCGCCGGCTTGGACGTCATCGACCTTGATCAACTCGTCCACTTCACCCGCTACCGGCGCGTGGTGCTGCCTGCCGATGGCTTCGTCTTCTGGGTCCGCGCCGACATCCTGAATCCGAGCGCCTTGCCGAACAGCGGTGCCGTCAACAGCGTGACGCCGAACCAGATCGGCTATGCGGCGGTCCCGGCATCGAACTTTGACGCGCGTGGTTCGCTTCACCGCACGACAGTAAACACGCAAGGGCTGGACGAAAGCTTTTCCACCCACCGGATCATCTTCACCTCGAAGGACGAGGTAGACGATCTGTCCGACATCGCCCCGGACGTGATGTATATCGGCGTGATCGACGGCCAGCGCTTCGCCTTCTCGTCCCGCAATATGTGGTATCGGCAGGCGGCGCTCTATCACTATGCCGGCGATGCGGTCTATCCGACCCTCGCCACGCAGGTGATCGATAACCCGGCGGATCTCAATGTCACCGATCCCGTGGTCTCGAACTCGCTGCCGATCTGGCTCGGGCTCAACAAATACTTTCCCGCCTATCCCTCGATGCTGGTCCCCGACAACATCACGCCCCCCTATGCGGCGATCCATATCGGGGAGGACGACACGACACCGATGCAGGCCGGGGCCTTCCATGACAAGACGGGCTCGCGCTGGCAGCTTGCCAAGGACGTGGTCAAGATCACGACCTATGGAGTCCGCAACGACACCATCATGGATTGGCTCGACGATCTGCATGATTACACGCTCGGCCATCCCGATATCCTAGGCGTCATGAACTCACCGATTCCGCGCGATGCCAAGCGGGGCCAGGTCGAGATCAGTGCGCTCGCGCAGAAGAAGGTCATCACGATCGAAGCCAGCTATTATCAGAGCCGCATGAGAGAATTGTCGCAGCAGCTCATCACCCGCGCTTTCATCGATCACTTCATCACCCCCACCGTGTCATTCGTTTCTTAGAAGGAGCCACTATCATGGGCCAGAATCTCGCAGCACAGACCGCCCGCCTCGCCGCTGGTGGCATCGGTTTTCCGGCATTGGACGCCGCAAGCAATCTCTCGACGTCGCTGAACAATCAGACCCATCAGCAGATCGCGGCCTCGCAGACCAAGACGCTGCTGGGTGCCACCGGCGCGGTGAACGATCAGCTCGACGGCATCCTAGTCGTGCCGGCCACCACCAGCCCCGGCGCCATCTCGCTCTATGATGGTTCCGGCAGCACCGCGATCGTACTCTTCACCGGCGGCGCGACTTCGGTTGCGGATCTCAAGCCCTTCTTCGTGCCGATCCGGTCCCGTGCTGCCACGGTCGCGACGCCCGGATGGTATGTGACCACGGGTGCGGCGGTCTCGGTAGTCGCGGTGGGTAACTTCACCTAACCGCTAGGCTGTTGTATGAACGCATTCTGATCAACCGAGGTATCGCCGATGACCACCGCAATCGTGACCGTCAATGCCTCGGTCGTTCTCGCACCACAGCCCAATAATCTTCAGCAGACCGGCGCGCTGATCTCGCAAGGCGGCAGCACGTTGGCGGCTGGGACGTCGCAGCTCGTCAGCAAGGATAGCTGGAGTGCGCTGATCGCTCCGCCGCTGACCCTCACCAGTCTGGCATGGTCTGGCAGCGTCGTGACGGCGACGACAACGGCCCCTCATGGCTGGACCACTGGCGATGTCCTGCCGGTCGTGATCGCGGGTGCGGTCCCGACCGGCTACAACGGCAGCTTCACCGCCACCGTCACGGGCGCTAGCACTTTCACTTATCCGCTGGTAGCGAATCCGGGAGCCGAGACGACACCAGGCCGCGTCACGCTGGGATCGGTCTCCGAACTGACCGCGATGGCAACCACCTATTTCGCCGGCAATGGCGTGCCATCGGTTTATATCCTCGAACTCGGTGAAGGAACCGCGACCGAGGGCGTAGCGGACCTGACAGCCTATATGACGAGCGTGCTGGGCACGACGTTTCAGATCTACGCCTTCCTGATCCCGCGCCTGTGGGACGACAATTCAGCCTTCTTGACGCTCTGCAACAATAGCACGGCCACGAACGCCTTCACCTACTTCTATGTCACCACCACGGTCGCGAATCGGGCCGTCTATTCGGGGCCTGGCTACAAGTGCGTCTATGCCGAGGTGGAGGCGCCTTCGATCGCGGCTACCGAATTCTCGTTGGCCTCGGCCTTCGGGACGGCGCTCAAGGCCAATCCGTCCAGCACCAACAAGCTGCCGCCCCTCACTTACTCGCCGAGCTTCGGCACGACTGCCTATCCGATCAAGGGCAATCAGACGATATTCGAGCAGCTTGCGACCGCCAAGGTGGGATGGATCGGGACGGGCCAGGAAGGCGGGATTTCCGGCAACATCCTTTTCCAGGGCCTGATGTCGGACGGCAATTTCTGGAACTTCTGGTATTCGACGGACTGGATGCAGCTTCAATCGAAGCTGGCGCTCGCCAATGAAGTGATCAACGGTTCGGCGTCGAGTGTGAATCCGCTTTATTATAATCAGCAGGGTATCAACAGGTTGCAAAATCGCGTTGTCCGGGTGGCGAATACTGGCTTGGCGGCAGGGCTTGGCAATGGACAGGTCATCTCGACGCAGTTACCGGTCAATGACTTCCTCGCGAACTACAATGCAGGCGCATATAACGGCCAGATCGTCATCAATGCCGAGCCATTCCTTGCTTATACGGATGAGAATCCGAATGATTATGGGCAAGGCAAGTATGGCGGACTGTCTTGCGTCTGGATTCCGCAGTTGCCGTTCCTTTCGATTTTCTTCAATCTTCAGGCCACGACGCTTTTGGTTGGCGGTTGACAAGTAATAATGCGGGTTTTTCTTTACAGGGAATAATAAGATGGCCTCACCCCTCCAACAGCAAGGAACGCTTAATCGCGGTTTAGTCAGCGTGAGCGTCATTCAATTTCCAAATTTGAATTGCACAAGCGGATTTTTTGGGACTAAGCTTGCTCGTATCTCTTTTGAAGGAGAAACAAGCGATTATATCCCGACTTTGACTGGCGCAGTTCCATCTCCAAGATTATTCCAGATTGGAACCATCGCATTTTATCTTAACAAGTCACAAAGCCTGGCGGCGGCGTGGGAACAGCAGCGCCTCACCAATGCCCTTATTGGCGATGTAAGCGTCGTGACAGACTCTGCAGTGTTGGGAAGCTATTATTTCCAAAATTGTGTTCTTGGTAATATCGCTGATCTGGACCTAACTGGCGAAAGCAACGATTTCCCTGTCATGATCAAGGGCGTCTATACCGTTAACAATTCGTTGTTCGCCTGATGGTCACGATCAACCGCAACCTAAACCTCGTCATCCCGATCTCGCGCGGAGAGACGGAGAAGCTATACATCCACTCCACGCCGATCATGCCAGAAACCTTCGAGCGCTATCATCTGGTTCTCGCAAAAACATTCTCCGCCTTCGCCGAAAATGGCATCGTGGTCACGAGCGCGCCGAGCATTGCCCAGATGGTGTTGAAGGACGTTGCCACATCGACTTATCGCAGTCCGGGCTTGAACTGGTGGGATGGCCCCGATGGCGTCGGAGGCGAGGGCGGCCTGTTGGCAGAGATGGTGCGGCTCAGCAACATCATCACGGCCAGCGGCGATGGCTGGACCACGATGCCGCTTCAGACGGCGCTGGACCGCAAACTGATCGATGCGGAAGAGAAGTCCGAGGTGCTGAACATCCTGACTTTTTTTACAGTGGTCTCCCGTGTGCCGCCGCGAGCGGACCGGGATCGTCTGGTCCGTGGAATGGCTGCGATATACGAACTGCTAACTACGTTCTCGAATGCTACGGAATACGCGGCTTCTTTGAAGACATCGATGCCAGACGAGATTATTGGCGAGAATGTCCCAGCGTAATATCCGCAACTCTGGACTGGCTTGCCGGATCGGGCTGGCGCGAGTATTTTTCCGACAAGGGCAAGCCTTGGGATGAATATCCAACGGCGGAGGCATTCCGCCAGCGGCATCTCGCGGATGGCCTGACGGCACTGGCGACCATCTTGGCGCGGCGCAGGTAGGGGGATTGACGAGTGGCCGGCACGCCTATCCTTCGCATACCGGTGGACGACGGGGCCTTTAAGCGCTTCCTTGATACGTTCAATAAATATCAAGCGCAGGTCAAGGCGCAGCCCGAGGCATGGAAGGGTTCGACTGAGGCCATCACTTCTGCCGTCGCGGCCGGTGCGGCATTCGCAGCGGAGATTGCTCATCAGGCCGAAGAAACACGGCGGCTTGCTCAAGAGGAAACCGCACGAGACAAGGCCATGTCCGATGCTGCACGGCGCCGCCGTCAGGAGGACATGGAGGCCAAGAAGCGCGAAGAAGAGGCGGCGGAGCGGCGTAAGAAAACGATCGATCAGGCGCGCGATTTTGGCCGAACCGTCACGGATCTCGCCATTGGTCTCGGCAAGTGGACCGTCCTCGGCGGTGCCACCGGCCTGATCGGCAGCGCTATGGGATTATTTGGTCTCGGTAGTATGTTGGCTGGTGTGGGCAATGATCGCCGTGCCGCGATGGGCATGGGCGTCTCCATGAGCCAGCGGCAGGGCATGGGTGTACAGATGCAGCGCTATTTTGACGTCAATTCGACGTTGGAGAATGTCGCGAACGCACAGGCTGACCCGACAAAATGGGGTGCCTTCCAAATGATGGGGGTCAACCCCAATGGCGAAACGGCCGAGACGACGCGTCAACTTGCCATAGCGGCACGCCGCATGTTCAAAGCCGATAAGGGCAATCTTGCGCTTGCGGGTGCGCAGGGTCTGACACAATTCTTCTCGCCTGATGATCTGCGGCGCATGGCTGGTGAGAGCAATGGTCAATTCAATCAGTCGATTTCAGAAAGCCGACGCTATCAAGGCCTTAACGATGAAGTCGGCCGCAAGTGGCAGAACTTCATGGTGACGCTCGATACGGTGAAGCTGAAGTTTGAAAACACGCTCATCAAGGGCCTGACGCATCTCGAAGATAGCGGCGCCCTGGACAGGATCGTTACGAGTTTCGGCAATCTGGCCAATGATGTGTTGAACCGCATCGATTGGAAGGCTTTCGGCGATGGTGCCGATAGCTTCGCCAAATATCTTGGCTCACCGAAATTCCAGAAGGATTTTAAGGAAATTATCGATGATGTAGGAATGTTCGCCCACAAGATGGCTTCCGCGCTTCGGTTTCTCGGACTCATCCCAGACAAAAATGATCCTGGCCCGTTGGAGAATCGCGCGCCGGATGGAACGCCGATCGGGAGTGGAAACTTCAAAGGCGCGACTGTCGGCACGAACAAATATGACGCGATGGCGGTCCAATGGGCCGGTAGCCAGTTACAGAAAGCCGGATGGACCGCCAATCAGACCCGAGGCATTATTGCGAATGTCGAGGCGGAGAGCGGTTTCAATCCCTTTATATCTGGCGATAACGGCAAAGCCTATGGGCTTTCGCAATGGCATGCCGATCGCCAGGCCCAATATGCCAAACTGTATGGCCACACTATGCAGTCGGTTAAAGATCCGACCCAGGCACTGCGGGAGCAGCTCGGCTTTATCCATTGGGAGCTGAACCATACCGAAAAGCGGGCAGGCGATGATTTGAAAAGGACCATGAGCGCCTATGCGGCCGGCAGCACTGTTTCACGTGAATATGAACGTCCCAAAAGCAGGCTTGAAGATGCGCGCAGAGGCGTGAATGCGGCGGTGACGGTCAATATCAAAAACCAGACAGGCGCGAGCGTTGCCACAACCGCAAACTCGGTTGCGGGCGGCTGATATGGCACGCAGTGATTTCCAACTCAGCTATGAGGTCTCGCCCATCATCTTGGTTGGCGGCATTGCCGGCACGGGCATGCTGCCCATTGTGTCATTGCTGGATTCCAGGAACTATTCGGCAGGCGTCCTCAGCAGCTCGGATGCGGCTCAGATTGCCGATACCTTTGGACATTTCCGAGTGCTGGGCGGCGGTACTCTCATGGACAATGAAACGGCTCATTATCCGCTCGCCAATCAGAGCGTGGCTGCGAATGCGATCATCACTAATCCGTTGCGGGTCAGCCTCGAAATGCTGGTGCCGGCCAATGACGAGATTACTTTTAGCCAGCGGCAGTCCATCATGACGGCGCTCAAGGGCACGCTGGACAGCCACACCGCGCAGGGCGGCTATTACAATGTTTCGACCCCGAGCTACATCTATCAGGGATGCCTGCTCGTAACCTTGGTAGATGGATCAGAGGAAGGCACGGGTTCTCAGCCGCAAGAACGTTGGATCTGGAATTTCGAACAGCCCCTGATCACGCTCGCGGCGGCACAGGCGGCACAGAATCAGGTGATGTCCAAGATTTCCGGGCAGACCCAGAATGCTGGCGATCCGCCGGGATCCAAGCCTATCCAGACCGGCATATCGAGTCCATCTTCCAACATCGTCCAGAATACCGTGCCAGCAGCCAGTGGTCCGCAGGGATCGAATGTTGCCTCCACTACCACACCGATCGGCACCACCAATCTGTCATCGGTCAGTCCGATTACGCCGGGGAATTGAGATGGCGACACTCACCCAATTCACCCCGACGATCAATCAGAACTTCAGCTTCCTGCCGACGCTGGATGGCCAGCAATATAATGTCATCGTGACCTGGAACCTGTTCGGGCAGCGCTGGGTGGTTAATGTCTATACGTTGGGTGGAACGCTGGTGCTTCAGAAGCCTCTGCGCGGGAGTCCGCCGGATTATGATATTGACCTGATCAAGGGATATTTCACCACCAGCACAATGATCTTCAGGGCCGATTCCAATAACTTCATCGTTGCGCCCTGATGTCACGCTTCTATCGCATCACCGTAGGGCCAGAAGTGGCCACACCGATCGGCGGATCAAGCCCGAGCAATAATGCTGGTGCGACATGGACCAATCTCGTCAACGGCAAGGCGGATCTCGGTGCCCAGATGGTTGAGTTCGATATCCCTGTCGTGGCTTTCGATGCCCCGTCTGGTCAGGCCTTCGTGCGCATCTGGGGGCCAGCCAAGGCCCAGATCGGACAGGCTTCGGATTTCAATGGCGCGCCGATTAGCGTCTATGGCGGTATGCAAGCCGGTCTTCCTCTCGCCACGGCAGCGGCATCCCAATCGGGACTGTTGCTCAAGGGCCAGATTTATCAGGCATTTGGCAATTGGCAGGGCGTCAATCAGACATTGGACTTTGTGGTCATCACCGATGGGGGCGCCACACAGTCACAGCCAGCCAATCTGGCCTTCACGTGGAAGCAGGGTCAGAAGCTGGGCGATGTAGTGACGCAGGTTTTGCAGACGGCCTATCAGGACAAGAAATACAAGGTCAGCGTCAACATCAGTCCCAACCTCGTGCTGACGCAGGATGAACATGGGGTCTATCAGACGATCGAGCAATTCTCCGCCTATGTGAAAGGCGTGAGCCAGGACATCCTCGGCGGTGATTATTCGGGCGTCAGTATCACGCTCGCCAATGACACCTTGAAGGTTTTCGACAGCACGGCGGCGAGTACGGCGCCCGGCATAACGATCGCGGAACAGGACCTGGTCGGACAGGTGACGTGGCTGGACGCCTTCACGATCTCCTTCAGCACTGTGATGCGCTCCGATTTGCAGGTGGGATCGATCATCACGCTTCCACAACTGGCCGGTCTACAAGCCGTGACCGGCCAGCAAAGCCAGAGCAACGCGCGAGCTAAGAATACCTTCGCGGGCAATTGGACAGTCCGCTACATGCGTCACGTCGGCAACTCACGCGCACCCGATGCACAGAGCTGGATCAGCACCTTTCAGGCGTTCAGCAATGGCGCCTCGCCGGCCGCTACCTCTGTGGAAAATTCATCGGCGTGAGCAGCAATGAACAAAAGACTCCGCTCGCTCAGAGCCTTAATAAATTCGGTGCCGCAAAGGCGCGCGATGCCACGCAGATGCTCGGCAAGGGCCTGCCCTGCACGGTCGCGCAGGTTATCTCGCCCGGCATCGTGCTGGTGAACTTCGAGGTCGCGACCACACCTTTTACGCTCCCCCAGATCAAGATGCCGGTCAGCAAAGACCCCTATGTGCAGTTGCCGATCCAGGTCGGGGATAAGGGCGTGGCGCTGTCGGCTGGGTTGCGAACCGGCGCATTGACGGGCCTAGGTGGCGGCACCCCGAACCTTCAGGATACAGTCGGCAATCTCTCCGCCATGACGTTTTTCTGGCTCGGCCACGCCGATGAGGAGTTCCTTGATCCCGAAGCCTATACGATCTATCGCAACATTACGGCCACACCAGACAAACTTGGCTTTTTCGGTGCACCCAAAGTATCGAAAGCCACGCTGCCTCCCGCCGCCACGGATCTGCCTACAGTGATCACATTGGCGAATGCGATGCGATCCTATATCATCCTCCTTGGATTGGCGGATTGAGATGGGGGAGACACGCCATTAGGACCTGGGGGCGCGTACCGAAAGGCTCAAACAACCCGTACAGCAGTGCGATCGGGTCCTTTGAGATTGGCCTGAGCCCCATCGGCAACAGCCCGGAGGATTATGTTTGGGTTGAGGTCTCGACTGACGCGAACGGCTATAATGATGCTGTGTGGCTCACCACGTTGGCGCAGGTGCTGCAGCTCGGCCTGAATGAAAGTCCCATGTTCGGTAATTATGGCATCCCGGCTCAGCAGAGCGTGGTGACGCAGGTGTTGCCGGATTATTATGTGACCGTGACCCAACAGCTATTCGCCGCCTACTTCATCGCGCTGATCGTCACCAAGCTATCGGCAACCGAACCGAAATATGCCATTAACGCGACGGCGAACCCAGGGAGCATTTTAATGGATCCAGTACCGATATGAACAAAAATGGCTGATCCAACGATCACGATCGGAATCACGGTTGGGGCAACGGGGGCGCAGCAGACGCCACCTGTTACACTATGGTCGAATTTAATTACGACCGTGGCCGCACTTGTGCCGGGATATACAATTTTGCCCGCCGGTCTCATCGAGGATCTCGCCAGCACGGCCACCTATGCCATTGCGCTGATCGATAGCGCCGCCGTTGAGACCATCAACTCGCTCACGCCCTTCGCGGCCAATCCATATGTCCTTCAAGAACTTGGCAATATCTATGGTGTTCAGCCGGGTCTAACGGCCAACACATCTGTGTTCGTGGTATTCTCATCCAATACCCCAGGTGTGCAAATACCTATCGGTTATCTGGTGTCCGATGGGACGAACCAATATGCAGTCCAAGATGGAGGCGTAATCGAAACGGACGGCAATTCCGCTCCCCTATTCTGTGTCGCCACCCTATCTGGCAGCTTTGCCGTCCCAGCCAATAGTGTCACGACGATCATATCGAGCATCCGTCCCGGCATCACGCTGACGGTCACGAACCCGCAGGTGGGCACTCCGAGCGCCGGCCCGCAGACGCAGGAGCAATATGCCGCACAGGTGTTGCAGGCCGGTCTGGTCTCGGGTCAAGGCAATGCCAGCATGGCCAAGACGCTGTTATCCCGCATTCCGGGTGTGCAGCCGCGCCTGATATCCGTCCGTCAGATCAATGGCGGCGGCTGGGAAGTGATCTGCGGCGGCGGCGATCCCTACGCTATCGCGAATGCCATCTACAGCAGCGGCCTCGATATCTCGACGCTGGTGGGATCGACCATCGGCATTACCGCGATCACGAAAGCCAATCCGGGTGTTGTGGCGACCAACCTCAACCACGGCCTCGTGACCGGCCAGACCAATGTCCATATCGCGGGCGTGCTGGGCATGACGGCGGCTAATGGCGGTCCCTACACGGTCACGGTGATCGATGAGAGACATTTCAGCTTCGGTGTCGATACCACGGGCTTCGGAACCTATACCTCGGGCGGCATCGTTACCCCCAACGCCCGCAATATCTCGGTGAGTCTGAGCGATTATCCTGATACCTACACGATCCCCTACGTGAACCCGCCGAGCCAGACGGTCATCATCCAGCTTGCGTGGAACAGCATCAGCCCGAACTTCGTTTCCGACACGGCGGTATCGCAGCTCGGTACGGTAGCGTTGGTCAACTATGTCAATGCCATTCCGGTCGGGGCGCCCATCAATCTGCTCGCCATGGATGCAGTCTTCATCCAGGCTGTGCTGGCGCTGTTCGGCGGCAATGCCTCGCTGATTAGTGCGCTGGATTGGACCATCAGCATCAACGGCGTCTCGACGGCGCCGGATGCGGGCACATCGCTTATTCATGGTGATCCCGAAAGCTCGTTCAACATCACGGCCAGCGCCGTGACGATCACACAGATATGACCGCCGGAATCACCACCGTTTGGCCGCCCACCGGCCCTACGTCGATCCAGAACGTGATTCCCTCGTATCCGTACACGACATACCAATATGACGACGAAGTTTCGGCATTCTTCACCGCCTACAACATCTATGCGCAGGCCTATGTGGACTGGTTCAATGCCCTGAATCTGCCCATCTACACGACCGATCCCGTGCAGGGTCCGCTGCTCGATTGGGTGGCGGCTGGCCTCTATGGGATCATCCGTCCGGGGCTTCCCACCAGCATCGGCAGTCCCCCTGAAGGGCCGGTCAATAGTTTTCCGGTCAACGCCCTTCAGGTCAATGGCTATCGGCCGGGCCTGCCCGAGACCTTCACGGCGACGAATGATGATACCTTCAGGCGGGTTATGACATGGGCCTTCTATAAAGGTGACGGCAAGACCTTCACGCCGCGATGGCTCAAGCGTCGGATCAACCGCTTCCTGAATGGCGTCAATGGCACGAATGTCGTCAACGATACGACATTCGATATTTCGTTTGCGCCGACCGGATTCAAGGCGTGGACGGTAACTTTGCCCACTTCCACATCATCGCAAATATTCAAGGCCGCCGTCGAAACCGGCGCAATAGAGCTGCCTACCCAGATAATTTTCACGATCACGTTGGTGTGACCAAGCGAGGCAATCATGAGCACTGAACAGTTCTCCAATAACGCCACTACGACGCTAGGTTCGTCCGCATCATCGGGCACGACCACCATCACGGTCGCGAGCGGCACCGGCAGTGAATTCCCCAATCCGACTGGCGGCCAGTTCTTCAGCGCAACCCTATGGGCGGCCGGCAGTACGACTGGTACGCCGAATGAGATCGTATATTGCACAGCACGTTCCGGCGATACCATGACGGTTGTGCGAGGCCGCGAAGGCACGACCGCGCAGGCGTGGGCGGTGGGGGATACATTCGCCAACTATCCCACGGCGGCGTGGTATAATGGCGTTGCATCCATCACGGATATCCAGTCCCAGTTTGGCAATTCCGCGACCGATAGTGGGACCGCCAATGCGGGCGTGGTCACGCTAGCACCTGTGCCGGCGGGATTATCCTCACTGCTTCTATCCCCGATCCGCATCTTCAAGGGAGGTGCCGCAAACACGGGGGCATATACGATCAACGTGAATGGTCTTGGCGTCCATGCCGTGACGATCAACGGGGCCGCGATCCCGGCTGGGAAATTGCCAGCGAGCCAGATATTCGAGGTCGTCTGGGATGGGACAAACTTTGAGCTACTGAGTGCCGCCGGTCCAAGCGGTGGTCTGATCGCGCTGCGCGTATTCACGAGTTCCGGAACCTACACACCCACGGCCGGCACCACCTCGATCGAGGTCACAGCAGTGGGCGGCGGCGGCGGCGGCGGCGGGTCTGCGGCTATGTCGGCCAGCCAGTTCGCAGCAGCCGGCGGCGGCGGCGCGGGTGGCACTTCCGTCTCGCGCCTCACCACGGGCTTCAGCAGCGTGGCCGTGACGATCGGGGCTGGCGGTGCAGGCGGCACGGGCGCTGCGAATGGCAGTGCGGGCTCCGCAACGTCCTTTGGCTCTGTAGCGGCCAATGGTGGCGCAGGCGGTTCTTTCGCCAATGCTGCCGCCATTGCATCAACGCAACTTGGTGGCGGGGGTGGGACAGCAAGCGGAGGCTCTATCTTCAATAGTATCGGCGGAGCCGGCGGATCGGCGATTGCCTTTGGTTCAACCAATCTCGTCAGCGGTTCGGGCGGCAACTCCACACTTGGCGGCGGAGGCCCAGCGATTGCTGGAACAGCGAACGGCCAGAATGGTCAGGGCCCAGGCGGCGGCGCCAGCGGTGCAGTCGGACAGAATTCTGCGACAGCGCAGGCTGGCGGAACCGGGGCAAACGGCATCGTGATCGTGCGAGAATATGCATGACTATGATCCTCACGCCTCGCGTCATTGCTTTTGTTTTGACAGAGGAAGCCATTGGATTATCAGCATATTTGGATTCAGCCGGCTATTGGACGTGGGCAGGAGGAATCGCCCAAACGAGCGGCGTGGACGTGAAGGCGCTCTATAAGGACAAGCCCCAGACACTGCGGACATGCCTGATCGCCACCATCGACATGATGCGCCGGACATTCCTGCCGCCAACCCTCGCGGCCTTCCCCGGACACGTCCTGACAGAGAACCAACTGGCCGCCGCACTGTCCTTTAGCTGGCGCAACGGACCCGCACAGGAGGGCCATGCCAAGTGGGTGGAGGCGTTCTTGTCGGGAGACCTCAAGTCCGCTAAAACGCTCTATATGCAGTGGACGGATCACGGGGCTGAAGTGAACCGCGCCACACGTGAGCGGGACTTGTTTTTTGACGGTGTGTGGCCGAGCGACTTGCGGACGAGGGTCTTCACCGCAAGCGCGCCCAGCTACAAACCAGTGGGGGGCACGATGGTTGATGTCATTCCGACGCTGAAGCAAATCTTGGGGGTGGCATGATGGCTGATTCCGGTCCTATCCAGATCAATCCCTCGCCCGTCACGTCGCAGGTCTATACGGGCCTGCGCGATGTCGCGATTCTGCTCTCGGGCGGAACGGCGCTGTTGGGATATCTCTCGAAGCATGATCTGGCCGGCGCGATCGACTGGCTTCAGAGCAACGCTGCCGTGCCCTTCGTTGCAGCCTGCATCACGATCGGCACCTTCGCCTACCGCCAGTGGAAGGCCCGCAAGGACAAGGCAACTATCGTCACGATCGCGGAAGAGGCACCCAACAGTGTCGCGGTCGTGACCCCGAAATAGGAAAATACCATGCGGCTCCTGAAATCCTGCATCCCGATCACCGTCGCCCTCTCGCTGGGGGCCTGCCAGACCACCGGCAGCATCAAGACCACGAGCATGCAGGTCGTGATCGGATGGGATAACTCTTATATCGCGGCCTCCAAGGCGGGGCAGGATCTGGTCACGCTCGGCAAGCTCGACGCCGTCACCTATCACGATCTCAACCGCAAGGCCTATCTCGCCCTGACGGCGCTGCGGGCCGCGCAGACCGCTGGCACGACGGCCGATATCGCGACTGCAACCGCGAACCTCGCCATCGCGATTGCGGCCATCTACGCCATCAAGGGGAATTGACATGGACCTCGCCGCCATCCTCGCCATCCTGCAACTGGCGGGCACCGAAACCCCGGCCTTTATCGCGCTCTTCAATGAGGTGAAGGCCGCATTCGGGACCAGCGATCAGGCAACGCTTCAGAAGATGCTGGACGATGCCAACGCGCAGGCGGATGCGCAGTATAATGCCTCCGAAGGCACCGCCAGCAGCTAATCGCCTTCGCCCGAATTTGGAGATTATCCATGACGTTTCGATCCAAGTTTGGGCTTCTCGCATTTCTTCTGATGGCGGCTAGTTCGCTTGCCGCTCAACAGACCGTCGTGGTGCCGGTAATCCGTGATCAGGCGGGGCTGATCAAAGGCGCCGTGCCATCGATCCTTGTCGATGAGACTGGTGCCTATGTGGCGGCTGGTGGTGGTGGAGGCGGCGGGGGTGCCGTCACAGCTGCGGCGAACAGCTACGCGCTAGGCTCGATCATCGACCTCGGCACGGGCGCATCTCCCGGTGTCAATACCGTCAACGGCCGGCTGGTTACGATCAACACGACGCTGGGCAGTCCATATCAGGCGGGCGGGGCCCTTCCCCTTCCGTCCGGCGCCTCCACGTCTGCCAAGCAGGATTCGTTGCTGACTGCGCTCGGTTCGCCATACCAAGCCGGTGGCGCACTGCCATTGCCTTCGGGTGCTGCCACCGCTGCCAATCAATCGACGATCATCACGGCTCTTGGATCGCCCCTTCAAGCATCCGGTACATTGGCGACCATTACCAATCCGGTCCCTCTCAAGGGACTTGCTGCGGGTGAGCAGTCTTTATCCAATCCAATCGCAGTACAGCTATCCATAGGCAGCGCAGGGGTTTCTACAGGCACTTCTTGGGCTTCTGGAACAGGCAGTACTAAAAACGCTCCATTTGTCTATTCATACAATTATGTTTTGGACAGTGCTGGCGCTGGCCAGCCCATGCCAGGCAATGCCAGCGGGGTTGTTACTCAACTCGCGTTGACGAGTAGCCGCTGGCAATACGCAGCAGCATCGGGTGGTATCAGCAACACAACGACGGCGGTGACAATCGCATCCGCTGCCGGGGGCTCGCTTCGTAACTACATAACCGGCGTTCAGATATTCTCCGATGCGCTTGGTGCCGCGACCGAGATCGCTGTTCGTGATGGTGCTGCCGGCACGGTACTATGGCGTGGTAAGATCGGAACGGGTGGCATTACTGGCGGTGAATCTGTGGTTTTTCCAGTGCCACTTAAAGGCACCGCTAACACATTAATGGAAGTCGTAACTCTGACGGCCTCTATCACGGGCGCTGTTTATTTCAACGCTCAAGGTTTCACTGGCCTTTAAGATAAGGATATCGGCCTTGAGCGATAATTTCACAACACCCGTTGCGCCGGGCACGGATTTTGCCTCCAAGGAAATAGGCAATGTCCAGTATCCGCAAGGAATAGACGTCGATGAAAGCGGCAATCCGTCGCTTCCGCAATTGCTTGCAGTTCTCGGCACGCTTGGAACACAGACTACGCTGGCTGCGGTTCTGGCGGCTATTGCGACGCTTGATGCGGGCGATGCATCGGCCGCCAATCAGATAACGGGCAATGCATCTCTAGCAACCATTGCTGCGGCACTAGCGGCATCACTCCCACTTCCAACCGGCGCCGCAACGCAAACCACGTTGGCCGCCATCCTGACCGCGATGGCAGCGCCGGTTCTGCCTATAAATCCCGCCACAATCCTTTCCGGACAGGTCAAGATCGCAGTCACCGGGACAGCCATTCAACTCCCGGCCAACGCCTTGAAAAACGGCATTTCGATATTCGCAAATCCCAATAATGCGGCGGCGCTCGTGGTTGGGCCGTCTGGTGTAACCAACACTGTGGACGGCACCGGCAATGGCGATGTTATCCAGCCGGGCGCGGCTCGCGCGTTCGGCGTCTCAAACAGCAATGCGATCTATGTCAACGGCACCGCTGGCGACTGGATTTCTTGGAGTGGAAACTGATGGGCGCGCCTTCGATTCCACCAACGGCGCCAGCCGTCCCTCCGATCATTTCTCAAAGTGTTTCCATTCCTACTGTGCTTGGATGGGATTCAACTAATTATCCGATCAAGCCATTTATTAAATGGATCGGAAATCGCGCCATTGCCGATGCTGGCATTGGTGCAGAAGCGCTTTTTGATATGTTTTCTACCGCGCGATCCGCCCCCGGCGCGACATTTTATGTTTCAGTTACAGGCTCTGATGGCAATCCAGGGACAATAGGATCTCCTTTTGCCACCCCAAAGAAAGCCGTCCAAGCTGCAAATTCTGCTGGCGTGCCGACAAAGGTCATCATGGATGGCGCCAATGGTCGGGACTGGGACTATACGAAAGTCATGTCTTTTGGCGGAACTCTTCCTGCCGTCGATCTTGCTTTTATTGCACGCAATGGTCGCATTAGGATGAGCACTCTCTTCTCTTTTTCAGCTCCCTCACTCGATGGTACTTATCCTAATTGCTATGCCGTCACAAATACCAGTGGATTAGCAACACAGCGTGTCATGGATATGCGCACGCCAGCTATCAGCGGTAATTATCTCGATCTTACTAATGTCGCAACGCCTGCCATTGCCAACATCACGCCGGGCTCGTGGTGCGAATCGGGCGGTATTGTTTATATTCGGCGGCCTGCTGGAGATCCTGTCGTTAATATCAATACACGCATTCTTCTTAATAGCGCCAACATCAAGCTGGGCGCGACGCAATGTAGCTTCTTCATGGGTGGAGAAACGACAGGAGACGGATTTGATTTGGAGGGTGGCACCGGAGGAGTAGCTGGTGGATGCCTATATTCAGGATACACAAGTCTACCAGCCTCGCGGAAAGCGGTAGTATTATTGAATTCAACATTCAAATATGCGGGGGGCGTCAACAATTCAGCGAACCAGCGCGGCGTTACGCTCGATGCCTTGCATGGTATATTCGCCTGCTACGATTGTTCAATTGATGATAATACGACAGATGGCTTCAATCTGCATAATACCGCAGTTGCTGGAGCATTGACATTTGGCCTCACTGTTCGCTGTACGATGAACAATAATGGTAGATATACCAACCAATCAAATAACGGTTGGACGACTCATGAAACGGTAATTGCCATTTCACTAGGAGATATATCTATAAACAGCCATGGTGGTTCGTTTAGATCCATTGGCACTACAAAATCATTTATCGTTGCAGCAAAATCAGGAGATTTTGGCGATATAATATTTGGTGGAGCGCTTCCTCCTACTGCCTACATGACCGATGACACCGCTCAATATTGGCTTTACGCTTGTAGTGATGAACTTCCAGCCTCTGGCCGTGCCGCATATGCCAATACTGGCAGCACGATTTATATTACAAAAGATATATTCAAAGCCACCATTGGGGGTCCAGGAACGATTGCATCATTCTAATCTGCTAACAACTCCACTCCCCCTCGGGCTGTGACCGCAGGTGCACAGCAATGGCGCATCTGCCAGTCTCTTCCCGTCCCGAACCCGAGGCGCATGACAGCAGCGACATGATGAACAGCACCAACGCGAGCGCGACGATGATCCGCATCATCCCCTCCGCAGCACGTAATAATCATGGTCTCGACCGCTCACGACCAAGCGAACTTCGCGCAACCATGCGGGCTTGACGGCCCGCGTCCGATAGAATGTCGCGCGGTGGACGGTATCGCTGAGATGTCCATTGACGGCCATGCGCGCCACGCCCTTTGCCTGCACCCACGATATGAAGTCAGGACTGCTCTTGGGCACGAGGCCCAGCGCTATGCGGCGCATCATCTCGCGGCCGGGATCGTTCTCGTTGCGGCATGAGAAGGCATAGGGGTGCTCGATCACGCCCCGCAGGCCAGACCCATAGCGGCCCGGCAGATTGGCCTTCGCACGATTGAGGTGCACGCTAGCGACATCCATATAGCAGCCGTTCCGATCCTTCGCACCGCGACACTCGCCCCATAGGTTCTGGGTGAGGACATAGACGAGCTGGTCATGCGGCGACAACGGGGACCGCCATGGCTCGTGATGCGCGCGATAGGGCGCCGCATCATCCAGCGCGATCGTGACCCCGTGTGGTCCCTCATGGTGCGGCGTCAAAAGGGATAGAAACGAAGCGCAGAACGCGCCTATAGTCCTGATAGCCATTTCGATGATCTCCCTCATCGTCGGTTAGGCGGTGCATCCAATTTGCCGTTAGGTGCATCGCCGCCCTTGCGGGTTCATCCGCTTTAAGGCGGTTCTCTAAACATCGGGTTAATCAAAAAACGGCCCGCGAGATTGATCCAGCGGGCCGCTTAATTTTCGTCAGTCGCCAAGATTGACCCGACCTGTATAGCGGGCTGGCGACCAACTGTCATGCGATGATCATTCGCCACAACATCGAGACAATTCCTACCCAAAGCAGTACCGACGCCAGCATGATGATCCGCAAGCTCATATCCGATCCTCTCCTGAGCACCCCGGATTTCCCGGTGGCGCATTTAATCAGAGAAGCAAAACAACTACGGATCACGCGCTAAAGGCTATGCATACTCCGAACCGAAATATACCGGAAGAGCCGTTAGCTGTTTGGGCGGCCCATCGATCTTGATGCCCGTGCCAGCGTCGATCGGGCAACCACCGCTCCCACCGTAATACCAGACATTGGACAGGCTTCCCGTACCGGAGAACTGGTGATTGCGAACCCCAGCGCCATCCTGTGCGAATTCGCAATCCACGAACCCGATATTATCCATGAAGAGACCTTTGGGAAAATTGCCGTAATTGCGCAGTAGGCCGCCATAGCCCTTGGTCTTGATCATGCCGCGCACGAACGTGATATTGCACTGATAGGTCGGAACCCCGTACCCATCCATCTTGAAGCCGAACAGGCCAACACAAGGATCGATGAGGGCTGGCGGCGAATCGATGATCGCGAGATTCCAAACAAGAACCTTCGCATCTTGTGCCGCACCATCGAAATCGCCCGGCTGTTTTCCACCAATGCCGAACTCGCAACCATCCTGCTCCGGGCCACCTGTGACTTTCCGCAAATCAGCCGCACCGGGAGATTTCAGCACGATATCGTGCATTGATAGGCCGAGCGTCTTCCAATATCCCGCGTTTGCGTCCTCATTTCCGCCTAGGCCCTGTACATGGTCGGATAAGATCCAGCCGATGTCGAGACCGCAAACCTTGCCGACTGAATCTTTGGGGGACGAGACCGAGGGAAAGCTCGCGGCCTGATCGTTGCGCCAATCCCAGATGACCGCGCTATTGGTATCAACATGCTCAGGCCCATCCTGGATATAGGAGCCCGTGATATTATGCATGGCGCCATTCTGGCGGCGAATGAGTTTGTGGACAGGATTTTCGATCCCGAACTTGAAGAGCGTGTGCTGACCGTGGCTGTTGTTCAGCGGCTGGAGCCGCCCATTAGCTGCCGTGCATTTCTCCCACAAGACGTCGCCCAACCATCGGTCGGGATTGACGGTGGTGTTGCACAGTAGGCCGCCATATGTGCCCACCAGATGCCAGCCACCTGCAATGACGGGAGCGAGGGTAAGGCTATCGGAATTGGCCTGTCCGACCTGCTCGCAATTGGTGAAATCACAATCCACGATGTCCCAAGTCGGTCCTTCGCCGCCGACAATGAGAGGATATTTCTTCGTGTCGATTGAAAGGCCAACACCCTTATTCTTGGACGATGACATGCCCATGCCCTGCGGGACCGCGCGCGCGAACCCGTAGGCGTCACCAGAATGATAGCTGTATGGGGCAGGATTGATCGATGGGATCGCGATGTCGAAGATGTCGCCAAACCCGACGAACTCAATCCCGCGCGCGATATGGTCTCCATCGACCGCATAGAGCAATGCTGGCGTGAGTTGGGATATCTGGCCCGTATAAGTCAGCTTTGGCTTCCGGCCGCCTATTGCTTGCCCATAGAGCGCGACCTGATGCCGGCATAGATCCGCCGAGGTTACGCTCATATCCACGTCAACGATGATGGCCTTTCCGACATTCGCATCGAGGGCGGCGCCCAGCGACTTGTAGGTTGATAGCTTCGGAAACTGACTTGGAGGCGCAGTATAGACGGGCGGCAGGAATGGCGGCCGGAACCCAGCACCAACTGGGCGCGTGCCGGGAGACGTGACGGGCGGTGTGACCGGCGGCACAACCACGGGCGGCACCGTCCCCGCAACCGTCAGCGTCCAGCGCGGCGACTGCCCGACCGCGCCTTTGCTGTCCCGGACCTGTGCGATCAGATTCTTGAACGCACCCGCGCTCTTGAGCGGACCCGTCACGGTCGCGTCATTGCCATTGACGGTGATGATCAAGCCGGGATTGGAGCCTTTGAAGCCCGCTGCGACATAGGGTGGTGTTCCGCCCGTGATGGTGAATGTGGCGCTGTAGGTTGAGCCGACTGGGGCTTTCGTGGGCGGAGTCCCGGTGAGGATTGGAGTGGTCATGATGGCGTTCCCTGATTGGCTGAGACGGTGTACGCTTATTTTGGCTGTGGACCTATGGCGGTCTCGTGCCTATCCATGCCTAGCCTCCTCACGAGTGCGGCATCGATCATGGCGCGCCAGATTTGTAGGGCAGCGATTGGTATCGGGACGGTCGACGTGATGTTGGCGCCGATCTCTACCATCTCTGGCGTAGGCTCGCGCATAGCCTCGATCGCGACAGAGGCCATTCTCAAAGCGGCCTCGCGACAATCATCAAAAGTGCGGATTTCACCGGGTTCCTCATTGTCCAGGACATGCTGATGGATCGCTCGCGCTACCTGCTCCACCACCCTACTCGTCACGATCGGCCTCCAGTGCTTGGCGGGCGCGGATAAGGTCTCCGACTGAGATGAAGCACGAAGCTGCTTGGCCGCCGACCGGCAAGGGTGTTTCGTCTAACAGACCATCGATCCCAATGCCCACGATGTGCATATATGCCTGATGAAATTGTTCGCACAGCGACGCAAAAGGTTGAAGCCTCTCCCGCAACATATCTCGCTCAGCCTTCAGTGCCAGGAGCATTTCGGCGGCGCGTGGGCCATCGGGATTCCAAAGTGGCGTCCAAGTCCCAAACTCGTCGCGGACCGTGGAGGTCTCTTGCAACCGCTCTACCATCACGTCAATGTCGGTCATGGGCGCGGGCCTCCTACGCTCGGTATTGGCTTACGTGGACATATCGGCGACTGGCATGTCTGCTCGCTAGTTGGAGGACAGATGCACCCAGCCGGGATGTGTGGAATCAAGATGCCACCACTTAGGTTAGGCACACCAGGCGTCAGAGCGCGCTGGAGCTTGCAGCCAAAAGTAAGGCATTCGATCGCCGCGCATCCGCACGCCTGCACGTCTTTCATCACACCGCTCCCGAAGCTGGCGGGGATGGTAGGGGCGTCCAGTGGGTGGCTGAATCATTCAGTATGTCAGTGTCGGTTTCCCACGATGACCCCATGCCAGGTGCCGAGAACCACCAGCCAACAACGACATCAATATATTCAGGGATGGGGCTGCTCGAAATGGGCCGCCAGCCCATGACGGCAGACTGCGAACCATCTGGCCCGCAGCGTTCAACCCGAGCGTTCCAAGCCGCGCTTGCAGATGCTTCGTCCGACCCTTTTGCGCGCGGTACGACGTGACAGTCAGTCCCCACGCACGAGATCCAACAGCCTAAAGCGCTGCCTCCAAACGGGCCGCGATGGACGAGTCCCTCACCCCCACAAAACGGGCATCCCTTGAGATCGGCCGCAGCGATGGCCTGGCGATCACTCATCGCTTGTACTCCACAACAAGAAACAGCGCTAAGCCAGCGGCAACAAGTGCTGCGGCGATGGCGACGAAATAACCGCCATTCTGTGCACAGCCGCCGGAAACCATAGTGGCGGCGACGGTGCATATGCCGAGCGGAATGCAGGTATCAGCCTTGCTCACAACCGAACCCCCTTCCGCCGATAGCCCGGCTCCCCGACGACGCCGGCCCACCATTCCCAGGTGTGGCTCGTTTTGCGGGTGGTCATGCTGCGATTCCTGCAAATGACGGTTGAGCGATGTGACGTGCCGCCGATGCCGGCTGGTTGATCCACAGGACTTCGGTGCGCTCGCGGGCACCGTCTGCCAGTGCGAGACGCTCGACGCGCTCCCAGCCCGTCAGGGCATGGTCATACATCGGTGTCGGATAGCCGGAGAGGACGACCATACCTTTGAGCGTCGGCAGAAAGTCGAGCAGCTTGCGGTGATCGTCATCCGTCATCTCGTGCGCGTAATTCTTCCGCGTCGAGTTTTTCGCCTTCGACCTGGTTGCGTGGACATAGGGCGGATCGACGTAGTGCAGCGTCGTCGGCTGATCCTGTTGGGCCATGACCTCGATCGCCGGGCGATGTTCGATTACAAGGCCACGAACGCGCCATATGATCAGTTCAAGCGCCTCATTGTAGTTCGTCCAATCGCCGGCCGGCGTGGTGCCTGAGCGATTGCTGTTCGCGCGAAAGCCTGTCGGGCGCGCGTTGTTATGCCCACCCGAACCGAAGCCCATGAACGACCGGATGATGAGCCGGCGCGCCTTCTCGACGGGATCGTTCGTCGGGAGATAAGCCTCATTAAATTCGGTGCGGGCGAACGGTGTGTGCAGCACGGCGAAGTGGAGTGCCTCCGACTGCTCATCGTCCCGGATCACCCGAAACAGGTTCACCACGTCATCGTCGAGATCGTTGTAAACCTCGGCATAGGAGCGCTCTTTGCGGATCAGGACCGAGGCTGCTCCACCAAACGGCTCGACATAGGTCCGATGCGGCGGAAAGTGCGAGATGATCCACGGCGCCAGGAGCCATTTGCCGCCATGCCAACGGAGGAGCGGACGGGACGACGCGGGCATTTTCGCCATCACTCCCCCGCCTCCGCGCGCGCGACAGTGGAGATGGGTTTCCCGTGACACCGAGCCCGTGGCCCCGCGCAACCCCAACATGGATTTCTGCCGGCCGATACTTCGGCCATCACGACAACACCGCCGAGCAGGCATGTTTGCGGAACATAACCCTGCATCTTTGCCATGCCTAACTGCCAGTCGTCCTGATCGGCTTCGGCTAGCTCAAAGTAATGCGCTTTCATCACCCCACCTCCCGATCTGCGGAGCGCGCGAGGGCGGGGAAGGGCACGACGAACCACGCATCCTCGTCTTCTTTATGAACGGCTTCCGCATCTTGTCGGCGGGCATAGCGCGTCGCGCACTCGCAGTCGTCAGTCCACGCTGAAAATCCATCGCGCCATGTGCGAAACCGTCTGCCGTCACCGGATTTCACAACCCACCCTCGCAAGTCCGCTGGCGACGCGATGGCTGCGGCTCGATATTGCTCCAGAAATGCCGCCCGATCAGCTTCGGTGTGTGCCTGCCATTCTTCGGCGGTCGGAAAATGCAAGGGTTCGGCTGTTCGTGGCGGCGCGATGGTGGAGAGGATTGCGTCGGC